ATGAAAAAAATACTCCTTCCGGCGCTTCTGCTGGCCACTTCGGGCGTAGCGTTGGCGGCGCCGCAGGTGATTACCGTAAGTCGTTTTGAAGTAGGAAAAGACAAGTGGGCGTTTAATCGGGAAGAGGTCATGTTGACCTGTCGGCCTGGCCAGGCGCTCTATGTGATCAACCCCAGTACGCTGGTGCAGTATCCCTTGAATGCCATTGCCGAACAGCAAGTAGCGGAGGGTAAAACGCGCGCTCAGCCTATTGCCGTCATTCAAATCGATAACCCGGCGAAGCCCGGTGAGAAAATGAGTCTGGCGCCGTTTATCGAACGTGCGCAAAAGCTTTGTGATCCATCCAATAGCGGACTGATTTTTAATAAAAAACCGTAAACCTTCACGAAAAGGCTTACGGTTTTTTTATCTCTGATAACAGACAAAACGCCAGGTTTTTTCAATCACCTTCGTCGCAAACTGGAAAACCTGGCGTCGTCATCTATTCTTAAAGGGCAAGGCGATTTAGCCTGCATTAATGCCAACTTTTAGCGCACGGCTCTCTCCCAAGAGCCATTTCCCTGGACCGAATACAGGAATCGTATTCGGTCTTTTTTTAATTTTATTTAAAATCAATTGGTTACAAGAACTCTCTCGAAATTTCTCGAAATTTTCTCGAATTTTCGTATTCGGTCTTTTTCTTATACCACACCAAAAACAGTTTTAACATTCGTTTTGTACACAATTACAACATCAAAAAAGCTGTATCATCCCGATCTTTGAGGTAGAGTTTTGTTGTGGCATCAGACGCGTGTCCGAGCAGGTTTTGCGCGAAATTTTCGTTGAGCTCTTCCGCATACAGACGACCAGATAAACTCCTCAGCTCGTGGAATGTAGGCGGGTTATCGCTAAATTTAAGTCCCGACAGTTTCCTGGCGGCCACAAACTTTTTCGTCAGGCCATCCGGATGAATACTCCCGTTCGGGCTGTTTTTGCGTATGCCAGCGCTGATAAGGAAGTCTGTCCGGCTGATCTGTTGGCATCGCTCAATCACTGCTCCAAGTTGTAACCCCGCTGCTTTTAGTGAAAGAGTCAGGGGGATGGCTATTTTCATACCTGTTTTGAACTGAGTGACGTGTAAACGCTCGTTGTATATATCGTTGAATTTCATGCTCGCTATGTCTTCCCTACGTTGTCCGGTAACCAGCGCCAGATCCATTGCAAGGGGGAACCAGGAAGGCATTTGTTCGGCTGCACTCCTGATGCGTTTATATGAATCAAGGTACAGACGCTCACGTGCCACTGATATTTTCGGGGTGCGTGTTGGCGCTACCGGATTATTAGCTATATGTCCTTCTACAATTGCCTCTCTGAATATATCTGATAAAACAGAACGCATAGCTCCAGCCATAGTGTTTTTCCCTTCTGCTGTCCATTGGTCAAGAAACATGGCTATATGGCGTGTTGATACGTCTTTCAGCAGCATGTCCCCAATTTTCTCTCTGATAGTTGATATCTGATTACTGCGAATTTTATATGTATTCCGTGATAAGTTTCTGCGTTTAAGTAATACTTCATAACGTATTAACCATTTCGTTACTGTTAATGAATTCATACCTTTTAATTTTTCAATTAACGCTACAGGACTATAATTTTGTGCAATATAATTGTTCGCTTCTATTGTTTGTGCGATTGCCTCTCTTCGGGAAACTTGCCCTAACGATATTTCTTTTTTTGTTAATGGATTTCTCCAGTAAAAAGTCTTTTCTTTTTTTCTGAAAGTCAGATTTCTTGGGAGATTAGAATCGTATTTTTTCGATTTCATTTCTCAACCTTTCAAGCAATTCACTTCCTCTTCCCGTTCGTCCATTGGGGGTATGCTGTTCGAGTTTTAATCCGGTCTTCCTGGGATTTATATAAAAAGCATCAGGGATGACTCTGTAGCTTCTGCCATGTTTTTCTGGGGCAGGGTATATATTGCCATTTCTGGCCCATCGTCTCAGTGTTGATACTGAAGGCGGGTTATCCCGGTATATGAGTTTCCCCCATTCTTTAAGCGTCACAAGATTCATTGCCATACCTCTTACGATATGACCGCCAGTAAATATACAGAATACTGGCGGGCGTGGTTGATTTTTAATAATCAGCTATAAAGTTTTAAGTTGATATACAATGCAGGTCACTCGGCCTGGTGTTTCTTGCAATTAAAATTAACCAGTTTTACGTTTTGTTTGCGGGAAACCCCTGCCTCGGTTTTTCCTGAGAGCATTTTTTCGCATTCTGATTTGGTTAGTTTAGTTTTTGAGTATCTTGTCCAGTTGGTAGGCAAGCCACCTTCCTTTTCAATTGTGGCGGTAATTTTATACATGATAACTTCCGTTGGTATTTTCAGTTGCTCTTTTGTTCCACCGGACCAGGGCTTCTTTTTGGCTGCCACCATAACCTGATCGCGATTCACACCCATCACATTTAACTCTGAAATATCCCGAAATGGCTTTTACCGTTACTGCGGGGCAACCACAAAACGGACACGGTTTAACATCGTCATACCGCATTGCTTTTGTTCTCCTTTAACTTTTGCGATAGTGATTATATTTTTCTTCACTGCCATTGCTCTCCAAATACAAAACCAATTGCAGCCAGTGCCTCGTCCATTTTTTCGATGAATTCCGGCACCATCTCATCAAAACTCGCCATATACTTTTCATCCCGTTCTACCACGACATAATGAAGCCCCTCACGCTTCATGCGCGGATCATAGTTGGCAAAGTACCAGGCGTCTTTCCGCGTTACCCACATGCTGTACTGCACCTGGGCCATGTAAGCTGATTTTATGGCCTCGAAACCGCCGAGCCGGAATTTCATGAAGTCGCGGGATGTGAACGGACATTTCAGTTCAAGGCCGTTGCCGTCGCTGCATAATCCGTCAGGAGAGCAGGCGGTGCGCATACTCTCGTCGCGGAACAGGAGCGGCGCCCCGGTGACTGTAACGCCGGTAGTGAACTCAAACAGTGTTCTGGCATCATCCTCGTACTGTTTTCCCCACGCCAGTGCTTTCGCGTTAACCTCCGGTGACACACCAGTGCAAATTTCGGCGAGCAGGGTGTGAAAGTATGACATTTTCACATCGGGCCACTTCCTGCCGGTTCGCGGCTTCGCTATCACATTGTGTACTTCGGAGGCTGTGATGACGCCGAGTCGGAGGAGTTTCCAGGACTCATCGCCTTGTTCGACAGCCGTCATATCGATCCCTGTTCTTTGAAGAATAATTTCTGGTGTCATGCTTCCGCCTTCTGTTCTGCTGCTTTCTGTTTCAGGAATCCGAGGGCTTTTACCGCTTCGGTTTGAGCAAGGTCTGATGATGTTCCAATTTCGCGGCGGAAGATTTTGGAACAAAGCGGTAACAGGTCGTCATCCCATGTTTTATTCAGCGAGATCAGCAGATCATTAATCTCCTGCATGGTTTCATCGCTAACCGGAGTGATGTCGCGCTCCGGCTGACGTTCTGCAGTGTATGCGGTATTTTCGACAATGCGCTCGGCTTCATCCTTGTCATAGATACCAGCAAATCCGAAGGCCAGACGGGCACACTGAATCATGGCTTTATGCCGTAACATCCGTTTGGGGTGCGACTGCCACGGCCCTGTAACTTCTTTGCCTTCGCGGTTTTTGAATGGTTCACGGCGGCATTCATCCATCCATTCGGTAACGCAGGTCGGATGATTACGGTCCTTGCGGTAAATCCTGCATGTGCAGGATTCGTTATCCTGTTCAAAATCCATGCCGTCAAACTGCTGGTTTTCGTTGATGATGCGGGACCAGCCATCAACACCCACCACAGGGACGATGCCATTCTGCTTATCAGGAAAGGCGTAAATTTCTTTCGTCCACGGGTTAAGGCCGTACTGGTTGGCGACGATCAGTAGCGCAATGAATTGCGCATCGCTTGCGTCACCTTTAAATGCTGTCTGGCGCAGGGTGGTGATCAATTCCTGCGGATCTACAGAATCCATTCCAACTCGTTCGGCCAGCTTGCCTGCCAGTGTTGCGAGTGCTGTGCTCATTTTTCTTATTCCTCTGATTCAATATCAATTTGATGCCGGGAGATCACCCCGGCCATGTACTGCACAAATTCCGACGCGCGCTCCTGGAATTCGACATCATCATCAAATGTACGGCTGATTGCTTTTATATCGGCGCCACGACGTGGTAACGTCTCCATACACAGCGATTCCAGCATGTGAAGAGGCAGTCCCTTCTCCAGAGCATCAGCCAGTTCTGACTCTTTCTCTTCTCTGGCGATTTGCTGGTAATGGCGGGTCCAGTTTTGCTCCTCAATACGATCGTATGTATGCCAGGCATTCATCATTATTTCTCCTGGATACGCTTTACATCGCTGGCGATTCTTACGGCAAATTCCGGTATTTCATCGACCACACCGCTATATGAGGGATTAGCGCATAACCCCTGTAACGCTGCGATGGTAAGAAGTTGTTCGTAGGTAAGCTGTGTTGGGAGCACCTCCATATGAGCGTCTTTATCGTCAGCGGTTTCGTCCTGATTTGAGGCGCTGTGATCGTTATGAACCCACTTCGGATCGTTCGAGTCGCTGATGCCTTCCACACATTCACCGCGCGCGACTGCCAGTTGTTTACCAACATCAACTAGGTTTTTGGGTGGAATGTTTTTACGTGCTTCGTGCAGTTCTGCCCGTTTTTTCTGATATGCAGCGTCTACCTGTGACTGAGCATCCAGCGGCTGCGCATCCTGATGATGCTCAGTTGTATCCGGTTCCATTGTTTCAGGCGTTGCCGGTTCATCTGCCATTGCGCCAGATGGTTGCGGTTTTTCTTCATCATCCTGTTTTCCTTCTTCTTTTACACGCTGCGGCATCGGGGCAGAGGAACGACCGCAGGCAATATTCACGATTTCCGGATCAGGGTTGGCATGATCGGTTTCAGTCAGTACTTTGTTCAGATATTCAGTGACGTGTGCGGGGATGACCTCGATACCAATCGGTGCTTCTTTCACGGACGCAACCACGATGGCACGGGAATAATCCATCCCACCAGGCATGGCGATGAATTTGTCGCGGAAAACAGAAAAGGGCGGTTTATTCTCAGCGACAATCTCATCCACACGTTTAGCGTGCGCAGGATGCAGGTCATAAATATCCACATCCATTGAACGGGCCAGCACACCAGTGGCGACGTCCCGCGCCAGTGAAGTCTGATCGTGAATGAAGCCTTCGCCGCGATCGGTAAGGTTCCCACCGCCAGCATTAGCACCAGAAGCCGTGCGGGTTATGCGGGAGACGCGATTCCCTTTTTGCCACTCTTTGACCAACAGGCCTCGATCCGGATGTTCGGCATTCAGCCAGGCAGTAACGAAATTTTCAAATTCCCAGGGCTGGTGGTTTTGCGTAACAGAAAAAACGGTCTTGATGGCCTCAGTCAGGCGGAACAGGGTGGCGTTATCCAGTTTTTCAACCTGTTCAGACTTCCGCAATACCATTAACAGGTTCTGGATATAGCTGTTTTCCTGTTCCATTTCGAGAACGGTAATATGCCTGCGTTGAGCGCGGGTGGCGTGATGCAAATATTTTTTGTCTGTGGCAGCGTAAGTAAAAATGTGCAACACGCGCTGGGGGAACGGCAGGGTGGCTACAGAGACTTCACAATCCTGGCAATCTTCGTGAGCGTCTGCCAGTGTGTTTTCTTCCTGACCTCCCGTCAGTTCTTCAGTTTCCTGAGCATTGTCCTGATGGTGAACGTCGTCTGGCGCTGCTCCCGGTTTTAGTTCCCAGGTCATGGAGTCTTTGCTGAGTTGATAGCGTTCACTCCAGGTAAAATCGATCTCACCTTCAGGGGGAAGGTCATTAACGACAGGAAAATTTGTGGCAACAGCTTTAAAATAGCTGCTCAGTTTTTTACCTGACTTAACGATCAGGTAGTCCAGAGTTGCACAGGTCGATTCAAAATCGTCGCTTGCCCACAGGACGACGTCAGGTTCACCGGATGATTTTTTCGCTTTCCGTAACAGGAAGAGTGGTTTTGTGCTCATTGTTTTTTAACCTCAACTCAGATTAAAATTCGTTTTGTTCAGTGAATGATCTTGCCGGATACACACTGTTCATAGCCTGCGGCATACGCAGGCTATTTCTTTCAGATTTCACCTTTTAATTTCATTGCAATCAGTGTTGCCAGAAATCCGGCTTTTTTTTCTGCGGGCAGATTCTTTCCGATGTGAACCAGACACATTTTTGTGACACCTTCATTAAGTGTTTTAACGTTGCCTGATGGACCGTCGATATCAACCACAGTGAATGGGGTTTCTTTATTTTCTGTTTTAATCACGTAGCCAATACGCTTTCCTTCCAGATTAACCTCGTGAACAATGTCATCAGTAGTTACAACAGTGGCTTCATAATTGGTAATCATGTTTTTCTCCTTAATTAAGGTTGAGCGAATCCCTGCCATTGCTGGCATAAATTCAGTTTCGAATAGTCAGTTAATTAAAGTTCGTGTGCCATCTGGTCTTTTTCGGCACAAGCTTCACTGCAATATTTTCTCGGTTCGTCTTTTGATAAAGTCCCGTGCATGAAGTGAAGAATTCTTTCAATAGTTTTGCTTTCTTCAACGTCTTTATTGCAAAGGTGATAAGCACATTTTATTTTCTTATCCATCACCATGACTCTGCCTTTACAGGTAAACCATCACGACCGAGGAAGACTTTAATCATGCAGTCAGAAATGCATGTTTTTGTGGTCAGGCTACGAATATAAAGTTTTCGCTTTTTAATATTGTTTGCCGAGGCAATATATGTCCGACCTTCATGAAGAACATAATCGCCGGGAGTCACGCACTGACGCGGTATTTCATCCGTTCCGAAGTGATGAGCAATCATAATTATCTCCATTTTCACAAATGAACTTCGTTGATGCGGTGCCTGGTGCCTCCAGGTGACGCAGACCAGTTAACAATCTGCATCGGCTTTCCCACCCCAAACCAATAAGGACTAACATGACTTTTAACTGTGCCGCGTGCGCTTAGCCGCATTCACCGCATCACAAAATTCACTTTAAAAAGGGCGGACATCAGCCAGCAATTAAACTGATGCCGCCAAAGACTACAAACAACAATGATTGTCGCAGTGGCAACTACAACCGGAAGCGCACTGTCACAGTGGATTAACGACAACCGTTTTAATTACGGTTCAGTGCAATGCGCTTTCGTGTTGTGCGCCTGTCTTTTTACCACTTCAGGCTCGGTGGTATACTGGAGCTCTCACACAACCAGTAAGGAGAAATACGTGGTTACTTCTTTTTGCCCATTGTGCTTACATGATGCAGAAATTCTTATTCTTCGTGATCACAAACTGTTAATTTATACATGTCCAGAGCATGGTAAATTTGCTGTCACTAATGAAACGGATAAGCGAATCCGAAATTTACACGATCTTGCCGCAATGAGTTCAGCGCACAGGAAGATTCTGAATTCGCTTTCTTCGGATGAAAGGATGAGAGCCCAAGAAGAGGACGTCCTTCCTGCTCTAGTCCGAACAGTCCAATTTGATTACGAATCATAATTTCCAGCTCGATAACAATTGCAATGCGGCATTTTTTAAAGGTGCCGCAATCAACTATGAATGAACCATCTGGGATGGATCCCAAAACACACTCTTCGCGCATCATTCACCTGAATTTTTTTTCAACCAGCGATTCGCGCCAGCTTCGGTTTTAAACGTTTTGCTTTTGGTATACGTCATGGCGGTGAACGTTCCATCCTGGTTGGGGAACACGCCACACACCAGGGATTCGTTGTTGCCGAGGTCGATTTTTTGCATTTTGCGAATCTCACATCTTGTTGCTGCGTATAGCGGCTTCTGCCTGCCAGAGATCCCAGTCGTTGCTGCGTAAAGCCTGCACAGCTTGGTTGTAAGTGATACCGCAACAATCCATCAAATACTGAATCACTTTATTCCTTCCCATCTTTCCCTCTCCCCTTAACGCCGGGTGGCGGAACTTTTAAACCTACAGCGCCGTGCTGTTTCTGAGATTATATTAGCGATATTCATATAGTTGATCAAGATAAATATGCATATAGATCATAAATATGATCTATCCTAATGAAAATAAATGTGTTTTATCTGATGCAAGAGGGGGAGGGAGGAGCTTTAGCCAAAAGAAAACCGCCGGGAGAGGCGGTTTGATGTGGTTGGTTCGTCACTGATTTTTTAGGCGCTTTTGTGCAGCGAGCATGTTCTGGAAAGCCTCTTTATATAGCTCATTCTGACCTTTAAGTCGGTCAATGAGTTTTTCTTTCTCAGATTCAGGGAGTATATCAAAAAGGTTTAGTAAATCAGCCTGTTGTCGGCTCACCATTCGCCAGCCACCACCTTCGAAGTTGTCATCGTAAGTGCCAGAAGAACGAACGTAGTTCATTAGATCGGCCAAATCCGGTCGTAACTCTTCGGGTTTAACTCTCAATAGAACAGAAAATTTTAAGGCCGCATCAGTGTTGAGAGGTGCCTTACCGTTCAAATAGTGACTGACGGTAGATTGTGTCTCAAAGCCCATAAGATCAGCGGCGATCTCCTGAGTAAGTTTGAGGTCTCGCTTTTTGGCGTCCCAGATGGCGCGTAAGCGCTGGGTAGCTTCTGGTGGAGCTATTTCTTCACGTTTTTTTCTCATGCGCTCATCTTATGAATGTGACTCATAAACTCAAACTGATATAAGTATTGATCATTTAAATTAGTATGGTTAATATTTAGCGAGAATTACTAAGGTGACCTTTATGACGTTAGATGAATATTTGAAAAAAAATCGTGTACGACAGTCTTGTTTGGCCACGCTGGCTGGTTGTTCGCAATCGATGATTAGCCTTGTTACTACTGGCCGTAGTCAGTTAAGCCCCGAAAAGGTATTGCGTATCGCAGAGGCTACGAATTTCGAGGTTACACCTCATGAACTCCGGCCTGATATCTACCCGAACCCAACCGACGGTTTACCTGTTGGAGACAAGGCTAACACACAAACTGCACCGGAGATGATTCATGAAAATCAGGCATGAGCATATCGAATCAGTGTTGTTAGCCCTGGCAGCCGAAAAAGGGCAGGCGTGGGTCGCTAACGCAATTACTGAAGAATATCTGCGCCAGGGGGACGGCGAATTGCCCCTGGCACCAGGCAAGGACTGGAATAATCAGCAGAACATCTATCACCGCTGGTTAAAAGGTGAAACGAAGGCGCAAAGGGAAAAAATTCAGAAGTTGATCCCGGCCATTCTGGCAATTCTTCCGCGCGAGCTGCGTCACAGACTTTGCATCTTCGACACCCTGGAGCGCCGCGCATTACTGGCGGCGCAGGAGGCGCTAAGTACGGCAATTGATGCGCATGATGATGCAGTCCAGGCCGTTTACCGTAAAGCGCATTTCAGCGGTGGCGGGTCGTCCGGTGATTCTGTTGTTGTTCATTAAACGATTAGGGTAACTAACAATGAAAATCAAACCGTACATCAATGCCGGAAATCTTACTCCCGGCGAACTACGAGACTGGATCCTGGAACTTGCAAAAAATGCAGAAATTGCGGGGTGGGGTACAGAAACTTTGGTTCGGAAGCTTCAGAGCGCAGAACTTAGCCTGAGCTCAGTTATGGACGATTTATCCCCAAGAATTAATTTTCTGGGGTCAGAGCAAATAATTCGTTCGGAAGGTCACTCCAGCGAAGTTGCGGAAGTTCTGAATACTCTGAGGGTAACTTTTGCTGCCGTTCGCGATATTCAACGAACCATTCTCTCATTGATTTCTCAGCTTCAAGAAATTGATAGTCGCATTCCTGACGGGGGTCATAGAGAGCGTCTTCCAGAATGTGAAGTGCAAGGACAGGGGAAACCGATAAGGGATCAGTAATACGTTTTTCACTTGCCTGGTATAGCAATCTCGCCAGCGAATCATAGCTACTGGGGCTCAGGAGAGAATCCCGTGAGTGATTTGCAAGAATCAGATGGAAGCGGGTGAGAACTATAGCTCTGCATGTTACCAGGTTAATCATGTCGAGGTCGTGCTGGTTAATTTTGTACACAGTGCGCATGTGATTTTTAATTTTTTGGCAAACAGCCATTAAAGACATGTCGAACCTCCTTGGGTTCTGTTGATTGGGGAATCACAGATTATATCCGGAGGAAGGTTCGGCACCAGATGAGGCAATTATGGCCGCATTACCATATATGCAACTGTACATAGCTGATTACCTGGCTGACACCATGCATTTGTCAGCAGAGGAGCACGGTGCGTATTTGTTGCTGATGTTCAATTACTGGCAAACAGGAAAGCCAATACCCAAAAACAGGCTGGCAAAAATTGCCCGTCTGACTAACGAGCGATGGGCTGATGTTGAACCATCCTTGCGGGAGTTTTTTTGCGATAACGGCGAGGAATGGGTGCATCTTCGGATTGAGGAAGATCTGGCATCAGTCAGGGAAAAATTAACCAAAAAATCAGCCGCAGGAAAAGCATCTGTTCAGGCCAGAAGAAGCAGAAAGGAAGCAGATGTTCAAACAAAACAAGAGAGAAATTTAACAGGTGTTCAAACAGATGTTGAAGTGGTGTTTGAACATGATGTCAACACAAAGGCAACTAATAAAGATACAGATAAAGATCTAAAAACAGATCTAACCCATCCCAAACCCTTCCCTTCCGGAAGGGAGTTTCGGGATTTTGTGGCTGGAGTACTTGAGGGGAGATTATCTGGCGGTACTGCAGCGGAATTTTGTAATTCTGCGGTGGTTGCGTTGCAGGCTGCTGGCCTGGATGTCTGTCGTGAGTATCCGGTGCCAGAGCGTGGTGACGGTTGCGGAGGGCGGATTGATATCGTCGTGACTGACAGGAACGGTGTCCGGTGTGGGATCGAGCTTGACCGAAATTCTCCGCGACAGAAATCACTGCTCAAAATCGGTGCTGTTGAAACCGGGATATGTGTCTTGCGGCGCAGTGATATCGCAAGGCACACCGAGCAGGGAATTCTGGTTATCGGTGGGGCTGTTCGCCAGAAAAAATTTGACCCGTTGTCAGTTGATCTGCCCGACTGGTTGCCAGAAACACTCTGGCATGAGTGGGTCCAGTTCAGGCAGGCATTGCGAAAACCGATTCGAACGGAGCAGGGCGCTAACGGGGCGATACGGGAGCTGGAAAAATTCCGCCAGCAGGGTTTTACCCCTGAGCAGGTGATTCGACACAGCATCGCCAATGAATACCAGGGCCTGTTCGCGCCGAAAGGTGTTCGGCCTGAGACGTTGCTACGACAGGTTAACACCGTCTCGTTACCGGATAGTGCGATCCCGCCAGGCTTCAGGGGGTAACTGATCATGAAAAATATTGCGACAGGCGGCGTTCTTGAACGTATCCGCAGGCTGGCCCCGCCACATGTAACCGCGCCATTCAGAACGGTAGCGGAGTGGCGGGAGTGGCAGCTTGCTGAAGGGCGGAAGCGCTGCGAGGAGATCGAGCGCCATAACCGGCAGGTGCGGGTTGAAAAAATTCTCAATCGTTCGGGCATCCAGCCTCTTCACCGCAAGTGTTCGTTTGCGAATTATCGAGTTCAGAACGACGGCCAGCGGTACGCACTCAGCCAGGCAAAGTCCATTGCCGGAGAGCTGGAAAACGGGTGCACGAATTTCGCGTTCAGCGGAAAGCCGGGAACCGGAAAAAATCATCTGGCGGCGGCTATCGGTAATCACCTGCTGAAAAACGGCAAAACCGTGATTGTGGTTACCGTAGCAGACGTGATGAGCGCCTTACACGCCAGTTATGACGACGGACAGTCTGGTGAAAAATTTCTGCGGGAGCTGTGCAGGGTTGACCTGCTGGTTCTTGATGAAATTGGCATCCAGCGGGAGACGAAAAACGAGCAGGTGGTACTGCACCAGATTGTCGACCGCCGGACGGCATCAATGCGTGGCGTGGGAATGCTGACGAATCTGAACTACGACGCAATGAAAGCCCTGCTGGGTGAGCGAGTGATGGACCGCATGACCATGAACGGCGGGCGATGGGTGAATTTTAACTGGGAGAGCTGGCGCCCGAATGTCGGTCAGCCAGAAATTGCGAAGTGATTATTACCTGGATGAGGGGCAAGGGAGATTATGAGCAAAAATTATACTCCGGAAAAGCGGGAGGAAATACAGCGCCGCATAACAGAACTGGTGCGGAAACATGGTCGTATGACACTTACGGGACTGAGGAGGATGACGGGGTTAACCATGTATTCTACCCGCCGCTACCTGGACAAGGCGGAACGTTGTGGGGATGTGTACCAGGCGGGCAGAGGAGGGGGGATTTTCCCGTCAGAAGAGGCTTATCGCGCATGGAAGAAACAGGCGAAAGCCGACGCTGGCCTGATTTGGAAGCTGCCTGACGGTGAGATACGTCGTTACGACAGGCACCACAACGTAATTTGTCGTGAGTGTCGTAAAAGCGAGTACATGCAGCGGGTACTGGCGTTTTATCGGGGAAATTACCGGGAGGCGAAATCTGCATGAAAATCGAATACCAGGAAGGAGGAGCTGAGTCCCGTCTGGTTATCACCAGTAGTTTTCTTTGGTGGAGAAAACATATCCATCTGGTTGATGAAATTCTGTTGCGTGCGCCGCAACTGCGGGCGGTGAGTGAGGGATTTTTTATCGTGACGACGACCGTCAGTGGATTTACAGCGGATGTGCTACGGGCGGAAATGATTGTTGAAGGTATGGGGTATAACGTGGGGAGAACAACACAATGAGTTGGCCAGAGGCTTTTTATTTGTCAGTGTTTTTTATCTCAATGGTGATAATTTCCAGATAACGAGACCAATGCCGGAAGTGGTAGAGAAGATATATTAATTATTTAAAATCGAGTCAATTTTATTAACGGTAAAGTAAATTTAATCCTTAGCTGGAGGGATTTCTGCCCTCTCAGTATATCTGGAGGTCGCCTGAAAGGGTGGTGGAGATAATAATGGAAATAACTAAAGAACGATTGTTGGAAATAGCAAATCTTAGTGATAGGGTATTAAGTAATGGGAGAGTTATTTCTCCTGATGCTTATGAATCAGTTACAAGTATAGAAATAGCAACGATGGCTAGGATGTTGTCCGGTTATCTCGAAAGAGAAAATAAAAATCAGATGGGTAGTAATGTCGATATATATGAGATTTTAGACGGTTGGGGGGCTTGGGTTGCAGCTGGAAATAGCTCTATTGACTGGAGGCAAGTGGCTGATAAATATAGAGGTATTGTACCTCACGGTAAAAAATTACGCCACCAGTGTAGTAATGATGAAGGTCGTATGATTGATACTTGTATGTTGAGACTTAAGCAATATAGGACAGATGACTATGAGTTAATTATCGCTCATTTTGTTATTGGTATTTCTCTGCGTGCGATAGCAAAAAAAGAAAAATGTTCAGATGGAACAAGTAGAAAGAAGTTGCAATCGGCTATGGGCTTTTTAGATGGCATCCATAGCATGATACCTTTTTAAACTAGGTTGACGACCAACCTTAAGGATGGTCGTCATTTTTATTGTCGACTTTATTGGCCTCAGGAATGATAAGTTCAGGTTTTTCTTCATGCATTTTGTCAATCATGAAAAACATCCCCAGAGCTGTTGTCGATAAAATATTACAAACAAAGGACAAATAAACAAACAAACAAAGATTTTTCAACCATCCATATTGTGAAAGATGAAGTTCTTTTATACTGCTACTCATAAGTTGAACTGTGCCACCTACGAAGTAAAGTGTAATGCTCATAAAAGCTAAATAGCCGAAGAGATAAGTTAAGAATCTCCTTCTGGTTAATTTTTTACCTCTAAGAGTAGGGGCAACTCCATCCATAATATTGTCCATTCCTTTCTTTTGAAAGGTTGCGACAGCTGCCATAGAAGCAATATAAAAACCGGAAAGAATTTGTAATATACCGTTTACCAAAGAAATTAAACTATCTTTGCCGATCAAAGATATATTTTTAGGTAAAATATTTATAATTATCACGGCGATACAAGATACAGTAATTGGTAAAATAAAATCAAACCATTTTTTCTCACTATGCGAGATCATCAGGTAGTCAATGGGTGTTATGATTTTTGACAAAAGTGACATAGCCCTCCCTCCTATAAACTTATTTTATCAGAAAATCGACCATTTTTCCTAAGAGTTCTTGATGCATTTCCTTTTGGCACACTTCTATGTTTGTTGCCAGTATGGCTTTGTCTCTTTGTGCCAATTGAGCTGTGGCAAGTTCCTTTAGGCTTCTGTCAGCACTTAAACTAAAGCTATCACTGCCAGTACGTCTGTTAGCATCTTTATATGTAATACGCATAGATCCGTACCCCATACCACGGAGTTTATCGTATGCTCGTTTTACAGCCTTAACTGCACCTTCGCCGCGTTTGAACTTGGTTGATATTTTTAAAATCTCTTCATCTACGCTGATCAAGCCTTCTTCATCTAAAGAATTCTTGGTTACTTTTCTGGTGGCGGTAATGCCTGCTAAATAACCTGTAGAAAGAGTTTTGGCCAACGTTGAAGAGGCATGAAACTCAATGTTAACAATGGGTCTACATATAAGATCTTTCTTGCCGTCTGGCTTTTTGAATGTAAAACCACAATGTTTGAAAAACGCTGTCAAGGCTTGTGACAAGAGACCTCTCGTGATTCCTGGCACTTCCTCTATGACGGCAGTGTAGGTGTTAGGAAAAGATTCGTTTGTAGCATACTTCTCAATAACCATGTGTAAGGTTGCACCAAGCCCCTCATCTTCCTTTTTTTTGGCAATACGAGTTTCGCCAGTCTTAAGATTTGCAAATGCAGGGTCAGAGGCGTCACGGTTCGCATATTGAAAGAGAAGACGGTAATCATGCGCCGTTTCTTTGATGTCCACTAATCGTATAACTGAGCGTCCTTTATTAATTTCATAGAAAGCTTCTTTTTGCTTAATGAGCTCAAACAAGGTTGGAGTACAGTTTCTTAGAAGCATAGATGGCGCTTCTTTTGGATACGGTTCCAGATCTACATCACATTTTACAATAAATCTTTCATTATCACCCAAGAGCATCGAGAACCTCTATTGCTGGAAAAATGACCATAAAATTAGTGAGTTTTTATCGAGGCATAATTTAAAATAAAATTCATGCGTACGCAAAAGTATTGTGTTGCTTAGGAGGGATTTGCTGTTGGCTGCAATTGGTAAGGTGGGTAAAATACTTGCGGGTGCTTGAGGCTGTTTGCTTGGAGCATTCGTGAAAGGCAGACAGAGAAAAGCCCCAGTTAACATTACGCGTCCTGCAAGACGCTTAACATTAATCTGAGGCCAATCCATGCTAGACACATGTAGGTTAGCCTCTTACGGACCGAAAGGTCAAGGAGTAGCAGGCTATGAAGCAGCAAAAGGCGATGCTAATCGCGCTGACTGTCATCTGTATCACTGCCATTATGGCGGTACTGGTAACGAGGAAAGACCTCTGCGAGGTGCGAATCCGAACCGGTCAGACGGAGGTCACTGTCTTCACGGCTTACGAATCTGAGGAGTAAGAGACCTGGCGGGGAGTAATCCCCGCCACTCTTTGTGTCTGGTATCCTCACGCACCCGCACTTAACCCGCTTCGGCGGGTTTTTTGTTACCCGTAAAATAAAAATTCATAAAAATGATCAACTTTCAGATTGGTTGCGCAACAAGTGAAAAATGTCCTTGCTGGTGAACATAAAATAAGCAAATTTATATAATGAAATAAATAGTCGCAGTGTTTATATTTCCCGCCTCAACAGAAATCGCGTTGAAATCGCACCTTTTCATTTTTCCTTAGTTGTCTGGAGGTAACGTGAAAAAACTCAAGGATTTATTAGAGTTAGATGAAGACGGGCTTTATGCAGTACGTGTAAAAAATGGTGAAATCTCATTCTGTACGCTAATTCCTGACGACCACCTGATTCTGTCTGTTGAAGCGTTTATTGATTATCTGATAAGACTGGGTTTCACTGTCAGTTATTAATGTTTTAATATGTTACGGCTGATCTGAACAATCAGCAACCTACAGCGCCACCGGAGAGAACGATGGCGCATCTACAACTTGTTAAACAAACCTCATCAGGGCTTCTGCTCCCGGCAACGCCGGAGAGTGAGGACTTCCTGCGCTCAGTAAAAATCGGTGCGTGGATACATGCCGATTTTAAGCGAGTACGTAACTACGCATTCCACAAACGTTTTTTCAAGCTCCTTCAGCTTGGTTTCGATTACTGGACTCCGGTTGGTGGGGCTATCACGCCTCGCGAACGAGAACTGGTGTTCGGTTTCGTTGATTACCTGTGCGAATCAGTAGGCCGGGAACATACGCCAGCCCTGAGTGATGCTGCAGAGCAATACCTTAATACCGTTGCGATGCGCAGAACCAGGGATACGGCATTGCTCAAGTCCTTCGACGCTTTCCGCGAGTGGGTAACCATTCAGGCCGGGTTTTATACTGAGCATTATTATCCGGATGGCAGCCGTGGACGCCGGGCGAAATCCATCGCTTTTGCGAATATGGACGAAACCGAGTTTCAGCAGGTTTATAAGGCCGTACTGAACGTCCTGTGGAACTGGATTCTGTTTCGTAAATTCTCCTCTCCGGAAGAGGTCGAAAATGTCGCAGCGCAACTGCTGGAGTTTGCGTAATGGCGGATTTACGTAAAGCGGCGCGGGGCTTGATGTGTACGGTAAGAATTCCCGGCCATTGCAACCATAATCCTGAAACGTCCGTACTGGCACATTACCGGCTGGCGGGTACGTGCGGAACGGCGACAAAACCAAACGATATGCAGGCAGCAATTGCCTGTAGCTCGTGCCACGATATTGTCGATGGGCGGGTAAAAATCGACGACTTCACGAAAACAGAAATTCGCCTGATGCACGCAGAGGGCGTTTTCCGCACGCAGGAAATCTGGAGAGAGAAAGGCATTTTATGATTTACCCAACAAACACCGGAAAAAGCGGAGAACACCTTCGACTCAGCACGCTGGAAAGTGTGTGGATTCAGGGAAAATTGCGTATGTGGGGGCGCTGGTCATACATTGGTGGCGGCAAAACGGGGAATATGTTTAACCAGTTGCTGGCGTCCAAAAAACTGACGAAGACGGCCATTAACGATGCTTTGCGCCGTATGAAAAAAGCGGGGCTGGAGAAACCTGAACTGGAAGCGTTCCTGAGAGAGATGATCAACGGAAAGCAAAAAAGCTGGCTGGCACACTGTACTGATGCAGAGGCGTTATGTATTGATCGGGTCATAAGTGAGGTGTTGGCAGAGCATCCAGGATTGATTAGCGTCCTCCGGCAACGGTATGAGGGGCGGGGGATGAGCAAGCTGAAAATGGCAGAGGAACTAAATAAAACGCACCCAGAATGGACGCTAATTACATCCAGGAGAAGAATTGAACAATGGTTGAGTGTGGCTGAAAGCATGTTGTATGTCCCTATGAGACAGACATGTTGTAAAAATTGGTGAGAGAGGCATGAGGCGTGTTGAATAGTGCTAATTTTATGTATAATTTAAACATAACTACTGAAGGATGTATCAATGCTTGTTTGTTATGAGGGAATGCTTCTCAATTCAGATGCGTTAAGGAGGAAGTATGGTGACTAAACCCATCCATCTAATGGAGCTCATCAAGCTGTTCTTACTCCTTGTTAAGGAAGATGATAAAAAGTACGAGCCTGAAGTATATCTCCATGCTCTTCCTAAAAGCGGTCTGGGAGGGATAAAAATTCATGGGCGCGGAGGACTGGAGGTTTCCTCTAGCGAGATCAAAAATTCGCCGGAGTTTATAGCGATGGAAATTTATGCAAAGGAAAGAATAAGGAGCGACAGTTATGCTTTCAATTTGATTGAAGAATATCATAACCATCGCAATGGTAAGGGTGGGGCAGAACAGAAATGATAGCAGTTTTGCTTGTGCCTTTACTAATTAGTGGCTTCATTATTTTAATCAATCATCCATATCATTACTACAGGCTCCATCGTTATTCCGGCCAGTTGCTTTACATGAAGGCTGCTGGCTATGGTTTTTTTTGTGTACTGATAGCCACGACTATGGCCATCACTGCAAAAGCGGCATTTTCCAGTTTTCATCCAGTAATGACTATTGCCGCATGGGCTGAATTTACAGAAAGTGATTCACAAAATCGATTGTGGTCTTGGTTTATAGTTATCTCGATAACTTCAATTTTAACGGGGTATGCTTGGGCATATGCTGCCAAGGCAGTATATGCATTTAAATTTATCAGGGCGTTATTGGGGGATAGCGGGGGGCGCCAACCCATAGCTCCGAAAGATTTGATGAAGCATCTTAAATTATCAGTTATGGCCCCGTTGATGCTCGAAACCCCGATGAACTCCCTGCTATTCAATTCATTGCTTCATAAGCGACATGTTTTGATTACCATGGATTGTGGCAAAGTTTATGTAGGCGTTGTATCTCGCATTACTGAGCCTAATGAAACCGAAGCACCGACTCAAGAGATTGCCTTAACCCCCGTTATGTCCGGGTATCGTCATAAGGAAACCCGTAGAATTTGTTTTATTAACAACTATTCATCATTGTCGGCTGTAGATACAAACATTAATATTCCGCGCGGCAATATTACCCATGCATCATGGTTTAATGAAGATGTACATAAGTCTGTGGACAATACGTTCGTTGGGCCACCCGAGAGGCTGACTCCTGAAAACATAGCAGAAAGCATTTCAAAAAACTTGCAAAATGAGCAATAAACTGCTTCAATTCCGGTACGCTTCGCAAAGCTGTATCGCGAGGCTAATGACAGACATGAACGCATTTTGAAACCCGCCATCGTGCGGGTTTTGTCGTTTCTGCATCACGGAAAATTTTTTGCCAGTCTGAGCCGGTTTGTTCAGTGCGGAATGTTTTTGATGTATTTCATGTGCTTTAAATTAATGTGAAATATTTCGATAAAATAAAAATCTAATAACAACTTTACATTTGTTGACGCAATAATTTATTGAAACGCCGGTTGTGAGCGGTATTATTCGCCGCAGTTCGACAGGCCGGGTTAATAACCGCCTGAGTTCTGAAGAATTACATGATGCCGACTTAGCTCAGCAGGTAGAGCAACTGACTTGTAATCAGTAGGTCACCAGTTCGACTCCGGTAGTCGGCACCATATGCGGGCATCGTATAATGGCTATTACCTCAGCCTTCCAAGCTGATGATGCGGGTTCGATTCCCGCTGCCCGCTCCAGCTTTCTTCCGAAAACACAGGACTCCCGGAAGAAAGCTGAGGGGCGGTTTTTATTGTGACCTGAAAAGTTCATATAAAATATCGCCTCTCAGTCTGGCGCTAAGGTGAAATTGACATCCGGTGACACAGGTGTCGTTCTTACTCTTTTTGTGGTGCAGGCATATGGATATTATGTGAGGTTGGGTTAATCGCATTCATGTTCCTCGATATACCTTTCTGACCCCGGAGTGAGTCAGGCACCACGATTTTTTTACTGTATTCAGATAGCGTGCTGTGAATTGTGAAATGAGAATGTCACTGTGTTGGTAATGCGGGATTCTCAGTACGCTATCTGAATGCAGTGATACCCGCGTAAAGCGGGGCATAAACAGGATATGGGGTTCGTTTATTTTCGTCTGCGGGTCATGGTGACTGACCAACGACCCTCCGGAGGTAACTCCGGCACTGCATGACTTATTGAGGTGTTCCCCGGTGCGGGGGTGACCGGAAAATGTTCTGCCGAAGGTCACAGACACATACCGGGTTGATATGTGTTTTCGGGAGGCACCCGACACCTCAGCTAATTTTCCGGTTTTCCGAAAGACAACTATAAAACATGCTTCAGCTATATTGAGCACCGCCTCCCGTGAGGCGGTTTTTTTTATTCCGGGAAAAAGTTCTGCCCGCCATATAATAAAGTTAACGTTTTCAGACCAGGGTGCGGGAAGTATCCGGGGCGGGAAATAATGAATTAAAAAAGAAGCGCGGCTGTCGGATTTAAGCCGCGGGACAATGTCCGTGATAGATAGTTGAAAAATTTCAGGCTATCCCTTTCGGGAGGTCGCCATTATTTTACCCATAACAAAATAAGACCGGAACCCCGGAAACAACCTTATTTTCCGGTAAGGCTTATTTCATTCCCCGCGCCACGCCCGGCGCACATTCATAACTAACCACGGAGCCTTTCAGGGGTGAGCTTACGGGATGGTCAGTGTGACTTTCTCTGTGGGCTGGTCACCCCCGGGCGCGCAGGCTCACCCACTAAAAGGAAAAGTCACGATGTTAGGTATTTTCAGAAAGAAAACCCGCAAGGCAATTGTTGAAGTGAAGAAGATGGAGAACCGGGATGCGGTGGAGGCGACCGTCTGGGGCGCATATTCCATTGCATACGCAGACGGCACCTGTGACGCGAAAGAAATTGCAGTGCTGGAGAAAACCATCGCGGCACTTCCTGCCTTTGCGCCGTTCTCCGGTGAGATTGCCCAGATGAGTGCAAACATTCGCGCCCGCTATGAGGCGTCACCGCGTAGCGCGAATGCTCAGGCACTGCGTGAGCTGGCTGACGTGGCAGGAACAGCAGAAGCGGTTGATGTGCTGTGCCTGTGTCTGGATATCGCAGACCAGGACGGCATCGGCCCGGATGAAGAGGCACAGCTCAAGAAAATTGCGCAGGCGCTGCAGTTACCGCTGGAGCAGTACCTGTGAAAAGTGCGCGCCCTGTGCTGGCTGCCGTCCTGCTGTTTCTGGTAGTGGCGGTGGAGTTCACCGGGCGCAGAAATAACACCACACAAAAGGCATCTGCGGGTGCCTTTGACGGGGTGTTGTTTTCACGGGCCGGTGATGGCCCTTTTTTATTGACGGGAGAAACACATGTCTGCTGAACCCTTATCCGGGACGGGCACGGCGGTGGCGCTCGGCGGGGCGACAGTATTCGGGCTGCTGACCAACACGGATTTCGGGATTGTTTTTGGCGCATTTGCAGGAGCGCTGTTTATTGTCACGGTGCCGAAAGAGCTGTCCCCCTGGCGGATGGCGGCGCATTTTCTGGTGTCGTTTATCGTCGGCGTGCTGGGGGCGGGTGTACTGGCCTCGTTCCTGTCCCGCCTTGCTGACTACAACGGTAAACCGCTGGATGCGCTGTGTGCGGTGGTGATGTCGGTGCTGTCAGTGAAATTTCTGACCTTCATTCATGACCAGGACATTTCATCGCTGACCGGGGTTTTTTCACGGATGCGGGGAGGAGGGAGTGGTCATGGAAAGTAATCTGACCGGCACACTGAATGCGGGCCTGTGCCTGGTGACAGTGCTGGCCCTTTTTCTCTACCGCCGGAACGGCGCCAGATACAAACCGGGGATAGCCTGGCTGTCGTACCTGCTGATGCTGGGCTATGCACTGGTTCCGTTCCGTTTTCTGGCCGGACATTACCCGTCTTCATCCTGGCCTGTGGTGCTGATGAACGCGCTGTTCTGCGGGCTGGTGCTGTGGGCGCGGGGTAATGTGTCGAAAATACTTTCACTGCTGAGGCTGCGATGAAACCGAAGAACGAAATTTTTGATGAAATTTTGGGTAAGGAAGGCGGCTACGTCAACCATCCGGACGATAAAGGCGGGCCGACAAAATGGGGTATTACGGAAAAAGTTGCCCGCGCCCACGGATACCGAGGTGATATGCGCAATTTAACCCGCGGACAGGCGCTGGAAATTCTGGAGACCGACTACTGGTACGGTCCCCGCTTTGACCAGGTGGCGAAGGCCTCGCCGGATGTTGCCGCCGAACTGTGTGACACGGGCGTGAACATGGGGCCGTCGGTGGCGGCAAAAATGTTGCAGCGCTGGCTGAACGTGTTCAACCAGGGCGGGAAGCTGTATCCGGATATGGATACGGACGGGCGCATCGGGCCGAGAACCCTTAACGCGTTACGTGTTTATCTGGAAAAGCGCGGTAAGGATGGCGAGCGTGTACTGCTGGTGGCACTGAACTGCACGCAGGGAGAGCGCTATCTGGAGCTGGCGGAAAAGCGGGAGGCTAACGAGTCGTTTGTTTACGGCTGGATGAAAGAGCGCGTTTCTGTGCCGGTTTACAGTGAAGTCGGTAAATCTACTTTGTAGCGAGTGCGGTATTAAACTCAACTGAAAAGCAAAACCCCGACTGCGGGAACAGGCCGGGGTTTTCAGTTTTCACGTCAAAGAGGGAATTGTGATCAGTGAGTACGGAGAAAATCCTCGTGGGAAAGTATAAAAGATTCTTTTTGAGGTTGTCCATTATGAAAGGTATTGAAGTGGAAACTCCCGCGAGCCTTGATTTGACAAGGGCTGCGGCCTTTGCAATTCGCCTTGTGGCGGTTGCCGTTCTGATTTGGGCTGTGCGTTGGTGGTGACATGACGCGAAAACACTGGACACACAGAATGCCGCGAACGGCGGCGAAATGGGCACTGGTAGCGATACTGGTGCCTTTTTTACTGGTGGGGTGCGCCAGCCTGGATAAGGCGCGCCAGATATTCGAAGCTGCCGGGCAGATCTGCCGGATTATTGATGGTGTCCGGCAATGTGTGCAGAACTGATCATTCATGTCAGCAGAATATTTTGCTGAAAAATGAGGGTGGCGCCAGCGTCCGGAAAGCATGAAATTCTGCTGCGTGCGATGTTTTTGAATAATGAATGCTGATTTCGATGTTCACGATTCAGATATCGATCACCGGTATTACAGCAGCCCTTCAGTGAGGGGCTGCGATAATGCCAAAGTTCGCCATCGGCACCCGCCGCGCACTCTGCGCACTGGCCGATGGTGGGCTTTTCTAAAGTCATTGAATATTCATGACAACCAACGCATAATTTCTATTGTAATACTGTGTGATTATTTAACTTTGAACATATTTCTGCTTTATGTTTGAAACCAAGATCAAACCAATTCCCGGACATAAATATATTGATGACCGTGGCGTATTGATAACGGTCATTTCAGTAGAAGAATCAAGAGTTGTATTCATGCGTGAGGGATACCCACACCCATGTATGCGCCCAATATATAACTTCATTGCGAAATTTAAGAGGTCTCCTGATACGGAGAGTGGATAGTCACTCTAATCCAGTCGGGCTGACATCAAACCTTTGCATAGTTTTTACAGGCCACCCTTTATCCGGGTGGCTTTTTGTTGGTGATGGTGGAAATCATATGAATGAGAAGCTGGAGCTTATTTATCAGGCTTTGGATGAACTTATTCCATATGCCAGAAATGCCCGGACCCACAGTGATGAACAGGTGGCGCAACTGGTCGCCAGCATTAAGGAGTTTGGCTGGACAAATCCGGTGCTGGTTGATGAATGCGGAGAAATTATTGCCGGACATGGGCGAGTCATGGCAGCCGAATCGCTTGGCATGAACACCGTTCCGGTAATTGTCCTTGCTAATCTGACCGATGATCAGAAACGGGCGTATCGTCTGGCAGATAACCGGCTGCCGATGAATGCTGGCTGGGACGTGGAACTGCTGAAGCTGGAGGTTGCAGATCTGCTGGATGCTGATTTCGATATTTCTCTGACGGGGTTTAACCAGACTGAGATTGACGAACTGCTGACTGAGGTTGTACCAGGTACAGAACATGAGGATGAGCCGTACACGACGAAAATTGACTCGCCGGTATATGAGCCGTCAGGGGTGCAGCCTGTCGTTAGTCAATTGTACGACGACACGAAAACGCAGGAACTGGTCAGCCGGATACGTTCGGCCTCCCTTGAGCCTGATATCGAAAAATTCCTCCTGAGTGCCGCAGAGCGGCATACCGTTTTCAATTTCAGCAGAATAGCGGATTACTATGCTCACGCTCCGGCAGAAATACAGGCGCTTTTCGAAGAGTCTGCACTGGTGATCATTGATTTTCAGCAGGCCATTGAGCACGGTTTTGTCCGGATGACTCAGCGCATGGTGGAGATCATGCATGGCGAGGAGGAGGAATATGCAGGATGATTTTTGCGCCTTTATTCTGACTCACGGGCGACCAGACAAAGTTCTGACTTACCGGACATTGCGCCGCGCTGGCTATACCGGGAAAATTTTTATCGTTGTTGATGACGAAGATCAGACCCGGCAGCAGTATATTCAGGCGTTTGGCGAGCAGGTGCTGGTGTTTTCCAAAGCCGATATCGCCAGTCGTTTTGACGAAGCCGATAATTTCGGTGACCGTCGCTCAATCTTTTATGCCAGGAATGCCTGTCCGGATCTGGCAAAAAAGGTTGGGTGTAAATACTACATCCAGCTCGATGACGACTATCATGAGTTCCAGTTTCGGGTGGATCGCAATTATGACCAGGCTTATTTCCCGATAAGGAAACTGGACGCGATCCTTTCTGAAATGCTGGCGTACTACGAATCGATACCTGCGCTTTCCATCGCTATGGCGCAGGGTGGTGATTTTCTTGGTGACAATGGCGGCCACGCTGCATGGGTGAAACGTAAGGCGATGAACAGTTTTATCTGTTCAGTTGATCGGCCGTTCTCATTCATGGGGCGCATTAACGAGGACGTGAACACATACACGAATCTCGGACGGCGTGGTGAATTGTTTATGACGGTTGGCGCCGTCCAGTTGGGCCAGAAGCAGACGCAGAAAAACAGCGGCGGCATGACCGAGCTGTATCTGGACGCTGGTACCTACGTTAAAAGTTTTTACTCCGTCATGTATGCCCCATCGTGTGTGAAAATCGCACTGATGGGGGCCAGCCATAAACGTATTCACCATCAGGTCACCTGGAATAACGCTGCAGTAAAAATCCTTCACGAAAAATACAGGAAGAAGACACCCTGCTGACAACAAGGGGGTGAGAGTGATTCCGTATCAAAAAATAGAGTCTCTGGCTGCGTGTCGTATGACGCCGCAGCAGATAGCCGATGTTCTCGATATCAACCTGGATGAACTGAAACAGGATCGGGAATGCCTCGGAAAATTTTACAAGTACATCAGAAAAGGAAGAGCCAAAGGCGAGGCCGAACTGAGGGCTGCGCTGTTTAAGCTGGCCCGAAAAGGTGATGCCTTTGCCCTGCGTGAACTACTCAAGGTGGATAAAAATCAGGACTAACTGATGAGCAGACCGGACTGGGGGGCGTTGCAGCAGGAATATATTGCTGAATACACCCGCTCCGGCATATCTCCGGCGGCATGGTGTGAAGCAAGGGGACTGAATTACGCAACAGCCCGCCGTTACATCAAAAAACCTCCGAAAAATGCGCAGGAAAAATTGCGCAAAAGTGCGCAAAAAAAATCTGCGCAAACTGCGCAAAAGCGGAACGGAAAATCTCAGAAAAAAAAGTCCGGGGTGGTTGTTTCTCCGGTGACAGGAAACGACCTGGAAATTTCATTCGATCCGGATGAGTTCGGTATTTCTGATCAGCAGGCGAAGTTTGCGATGCTGGTTGCTCAGGGAAAAAACCTCATCGAAGCATACCGCCTGGCGGGTTACGAGGGTACGGGAAACGTAGCAAGTGCCGCAGCTTCACGCCTGTTAAGAAATGTTAAGGTTTATCGGGCTATCTCATGGTTCCGCAATCAGTACCAGAAACGCTACACCGCCGAACTCGATAAACTGGTAAGTCAGCTTGTGGCCATCGTCCAGGCTGACCCTAACGAACTGGCGCAGTTCCGCCGCGTTAACTGCCGCTACTGCTGGGGCGAGAATCATCTTTACCAGTGGCGTGATATAGCGGAATTCGACAAGGCAGCAGAGAAGGCCAGTAAGGACGGCAAGCCAGCGCCTGAGTACGGCGGCCTCGGTTTTGTTGATAACGCCATACCCAATCCTGACTGCCCTAAATGCTGCGGTGAGGGTACTGGTCAGCTTTATATGGCTGATACCTCACTGCTTGAGGGGGATGCGCGGCAATTATATGCAGGGGCAAAGCTTGGAAAATTCGGTGTTGAGATCCTGCTGGAGGATAAGGCTGCTGCCCGACGCGAGCTTATGAAGTTGCTCATGGCGACGAGGGGAAGTTCTGCTGGTGGTGCAACTGACAGCCGCAATGATCTGGAGCTTGAAGGACTGAAGCTTCGCAACGAAAAGCTGCGCACTGAGATTGAAAATCTCAAAAAAGGCGTGGGTGGTGAGAATAACGAAATAATTATCCACAACTCTCTGCCGATGCCGGGAGTGGATAATGTCGACTGAAATCTACCTCCCAAAACCCCATGAGGGGCAAATAGCTGCATGGGCGGCGGCAATAGAGGAACGCTTCCACGCGGTATGCTGTGGTCGTCGCTGGGGTAAAACGGTGATGCTGGTGAACATCGCTACCAGTTTCGCGACGCGGAAATTTGCCGTTCCTACCACCGGGCAACTTATCGCGGGTAGGGTGGGGATTTTTACCGCACAATACCGCCAGTACCAGGAAATCTGGGATGAAATTAGCGCCGTTCTGCAACCGCTGATCCTCAGCCAGTCAAAAAATGAAAAGCGCATCATTCTCCGTAATGGGGGGCGCATCGACTTTTGGGTAACGGACAATAACAAACTGGCCGGGCGTGGGCGTAAATATCACGCTGTGCTGATTGATGAGGCCGCATTCACTAAATCGCCGGAAATGCTCGAGGAAATCTGGCCCCGCGCTATACGCCCGACGCTTGTCGATTACCGTGGCTGTGCGTGGGTATTTTCCACACCAAACGGTATCGACGAGAGCAATTTTTTCTACGCGATATGCCACGATGAATCCCTGGGGTTTGTCATGCACCATGCGCCAACTTCATCGAATCCGTATATTCCGAAAGAAGAACTGGAGGAAACGGAGAAGAAATCCGATCCGCGCGTTTGGCAGCAGGAATATCTTGCCGAGTTCGTGGACTGGTCGAAAGACGCATTACTCGATGTCGATAAGCTGCTGGTGGATGGTCAACCGGTTGAGATGCCGCAACACTGCGACATGATTTTTGCGGTCATGGATACAGCGCTGAAAGGCGGAACGGAGAACGACGGGACGGGCGTGGTTTACTTTGCGTATGAGTCCACGTATTCCGATGAGCCGAAACTGACCGTTATCGACTGGGATGTGACGCAAATTAAAGCGTCATTGCTTCCTGAGTATATCCCCGGTGTTTATGACAACCTCGAACGCCTGGCAAAATTATGCCGCCCGCGTCTGGGCAGCCAGGGAATTTTTATGGAAGACGCCGCGATGGGCGCAATCCTCAACCAGAAGGCGGAAACCGAAGGCTGGGACATGACGCCGATTAAGTCAGCGTTAACCAGCAAGGGGAAAGACGAACGGGCGGTGATGGCATCCAGCTACCACTATCAGGGGATGTGCAAAATCGTCCGGGAGGCTTACGACAAGACCGTTTCATTCAAACGTACCACCGCAAACCACCTCATAAAACAAATCGCCGGGTTCCACCTGGCCGACAAAGACGCGCATAAACGTGCTGATGACCTTTTCGATTGTTACACCTATGGGTTGATCATCGCGCACGGTAATTACGCGGCATTGTAAAAATCTGGATTGTTTCTGATGGCCGAGATCGAGATTTCTGTAAATCTCAGCTCTTCGCTGATGCGCATTCTTGAGGCTGAAGAAATTCAGCCGGGGACCGACATCGGTTATGAGCTGTGTAAGCTGCTGTGGCAGTACCACCCGCTGGGCGGGAAACTTGTCGAAAAACCCATACTGATGGCGATGTGCAAGCCACGCCAGTACAACGTGGAGACCGACCCCGACGAGAGAGTCGTGCGACGTTTTCAGGAGGTGTGGGAGCGCATGAAAGTTAACGAGAAGATTAAAAACCTGTTTTTTCTGTCTCGTTGCTATGGCGCCGCTGCTATTGGTGTGGGTACCGACAGTGTTTCATGCAAAGAACCTCTCCCGACATTCGGGCTGACTGAGGATGATGTGTATATCAACGCATGGGATCCGTTAAATGCGTCTGGTTCAATGGTCACCGACCAGAACCCAAACAGTCCGTTTTTCCAGGAGGCCAATAAGACACTGAAAATTGGCGGTAAAAACTGGCATCCATCACGCACGCTGAAAATTTTCAACGGCACGCCGATTTACCTCGAATACCAGAACTCCACGTACGGTTTTACCGGGCGTAGCGTGTTCCAGCGCATTCTTTACTCGCTGAAATCCTATATCAACACCATGGAAGCCAGCGACCTTGTAAGCCAGAAGGCCGGCGTACTGGTGGCTAAAGTTGTGCAGATCGGTTCGAAAATTGACGGAATCATGGCTGCTGCTACGGGGCGTAAGAGGGAAAACGTGAAAGCCGCCAAAAATAAAGGCGTGCTGAGTATTGGAAAAGACGAAGACGTAAGCTCACTGAACCTGCAAAACATCGACGGGGCGCTGAATGTCGCCCGCGATAACATCATTGCTGACATTGCCGCAGGGAGTGACGTTCCGGCCATTATTATCAAGGAAGAAGCGTTCAGCAATGGATTCGGTGAAGGTAAAGAGGACTCGAAAGCTATCAGTCAGTATATCGATGGTGTGCGCCAGCAGATTGAGCCTGTGATGGATTATTTCGAGCGTCTGGTGCAGTACATCGCGTGGAACGAGGAGTTTTATCAGTCGCTGAAAAATGATTACCCCGACATCATAACAGACGACTATAAAACCACATTTTACCAGTGGCGGCGCGAATTCACGGCGACCTGGCAGGAGCTGGTAGAGGAATCACCGGATCAGCGGCGAGAAAGCGACAGCAAGGTCATTCAGCAGGCTGCTGGTCTTTATGCAGTTGTTGTTCCACAACTTGATCCGGAAAACCGCGCCGCCGTCACTGAATGGCTGGCGAGCCTGGTCAATTCCACGCAAACCTACGGCGAAGCACCTCTCATCATTGATGTGGATGCGCTGGCAAACTACGAACCACCGAAGCAGGAGACGCCTGATGGCAACTTCCAGTCGGGCGGTGAGGAAAAAGAAGCGGATCAGGACGCTGTATGAAGTTCTGACAGATGCCGTTAACTACTACGTGAATCACGGGTGGGATAGCGAGAAATCATTGCTCGAATGGTGCCGGAAACTCCGTGTGACCGCTCAGCGTGAAACCCCTGATGACATCGTAGCCAGAAAACATCTCACCGCTATCTACAGCCGTCTTGTTATAGACGGCGGGGCATTACGGGACCAGCCCGCAGACGGTCCGAAAAAAGTTACCCTCGACAGGCTGAAACCTGAGTTTCGCAAGGAACTCGACAGGCGAATTTTCGCCAGTGCCAGTCTGATAAAACTCAACCGCGAACAGGCCATCGAGAAAACCATACAGCGTTTTCAGGGGTGGGTTACGTCCATTCCGCCTGACGGGGTGAGCGAAATTGATCGCCGGGAAGTGAAGGCCGGGTTTCAGAAATCCGTGAAGGATATGGATTTTATCAGCCGCAGGGTGGCAATCGACCAGGGGCATAAGCTGGCAAGTAACGTTAAGTATCTGCTGGCAGTTCAGGGTGGCGCTATTGCCCTGCGCTGGCATTCGAACTGGCGGCGACCGGGTTACAACTACCGACAGGACCACAAGGAGCGCGACGAGAAGATTTATCTCCTCCGGGATTCGTGGGCACTGGAGCAGGGACTTATTAAGCCCGTATATGGTTTTTATGACGAAATCACTGCTGCCGGGGAGGAGGTTTATTGCAGTTGCGATGCACTGCCGATCTACGCCCCTCAGAAACTACCCGACGAATTTTTAACGGAGAAGGGCAAACGTGAGTTTAACAGAACTTGAAGTGGCAGAACGCATCAGGGACGGAACCGTACCGTCTCCGGTGAAATTTTCCAACATGTGGCTGGTGAATTTGCGAATAACCGGAACCGGGCTTGCCTATCGCGCCGGGGAGAAAGAGCACGTCTGGCGTGATCCAAAGCTCTATCTGAATGAGGAGTTTTTAAGGCGATGCAATGGCCTTCCGGTTATCGCAAACCATCCTGATGACGCAGTCCTGACGGAGGAGGATTTTAAATCGCGGATCGTCGGTAGTGTCATGCTGCCGTATATCCGGGGTGACGAGGTATGGGCGGTGTGCCGTGTTTACCTTCAGGGCATTGTTGAAGAAATCACTGAGGGGGGTGTTTCGACAAGCCCGACGGTGGTGTTCAACAGCACATCAGGAAATGTGGAAGTACAGGAAGGTGACACCAATTTTTTAATTGAAGGTGTTCCTTTCCTTGTTGATCACATCGCTCTGGTGACCAAAGACCATGGCTCACTGGGCGTGTGGGATAAAGATCGGATCCCCGCAGGGGTGGAAGTGACAAATACAGGTGAAATCGAGATGGAAAAAGAAGAACTCAAGGCCCTGTTACAGGGCGTTGTGAGCAATGTTCTGAGCGACATTAATCAGAAAATCGATGGTGTCGTCACACGCATGGACTCAATGGAACAGCGGGACAAGGTGCGGGCGGATGCCGAAGAGCAGGCGAAAAAAGAGGCCGAAGAAAAGGCCAAAGCCGATGAAGCCGCAGAGGAACAGCGTAAAGCTGATGAAGCTGCGGCAAAGGAGGCGGAAGAAAAAGCCAAAGCTGACGAGGCGGCAGCTAAAGACGCTGAGGAGAAAGCAAAGGCTGATTCCAAAGCGGAAGAACAGCGTAAGGCTGACGAGGAGGCAGAAAAAGAACGCAATGATTCTGCCCTGGCTGAAGCGCAGGCAAAAGCCGACTCCGCATTCAGTGCCTGCGGTAAAAACGCGCCAGCACCGTTTTCTGGTGAAAATGCGCTGGACTACCGCAAGCGTGCGCTAATCGCTATGCAGAAACACTCTCCGGCACATAAGGACGTCAATATTCGCGCGATTGCGGATTCTGCAACGCTGGCTGTGCTTGAGGACGCAATTTTCAGTGCCGCCCGTCAGTCCATCGAAAAAGAAATGATGAGCACGCAGGGGCAACTGCATAAACGTATCCGCAGCGACGAAGCCGGACGTCGCATTACTGAATATCAGGGCGATCCGAACGTCTGGCTGAGTGCTTTCAAAATTCCGGGGCGTCGTCTGGCAAAAATTAACACTCAAGGGAGCCTGAACAATGGCTGATATTAACTTTCATCCGTTTAAAAACCGTGGAGCATTTGGTGGCCTTTTTAACGTCGAATCCCGTGGGCTGATGCAGGGGGATGCGCAGGATGATCCGGCAATTCGTCTGCAACTTTGCTCCGGTCGACTGGACAGCAAAATCACTGAACCAGTATGGGGTGGCGTTGGAGTTATGGAGTGCATTGCTCCCGCGAAAGACAGCGTTAACGGCGCGGTAATTAAACAAGCCACGAAGGACGCTTGTAACGCCTTTACTGTCTTTAATCAGGCATTTCATGGCATTACCACGCCGGATAATCCGGTGCCGTTATATCTCGCGGGTGGCTTTGTTCACTATTACCGCGTCGGTTCAGGTGCCCGCATTCCTCTCCCTGTCAGTGCAGAAGTTGTTGCGTTGGCTGATGGCAATAACACCGTTGCTGCCAGTGGTTTTGTGTGGGATCTGACGAAAAACATGGTTGATGTTTATTCGGGATCACCCGGCGCTAATCCGAAAGTGGATATTAAGTTGTTGATGGTTTCAGTTGACGGAAACCTGACGGTGAAAAAAGAGGATGGCGGTAACGTTGTCTGGGAAATCGGCAAACCGTGCGGCCTGTTTTTAATTTAAGGGGATATTAATTAATGAGCGCATTTACTCCTGCGACTACTATTGTGTCGCCGTCAATGGTGCTGCCGGAAATGATCGTGCAACAGAGCATGGCTTCCGGGGCGTTTGAAGTCCTGGCTGGTGGTGCTCCGGCAGTAAAAATCAGTTCCAGTGATTTGATGGTCTATCAGAAATATCTGCGCATGACCTCGCAGGCGCAGGTCAGCCAGTCTCTGCCGGGCCAGTTACCGTCTTCCAGTATCTCTGGCGGCTATGACGGGATGATGACTTACCGAATTTCTTCCCGCTCGCAATACAGCTATCTCGATACTGATGCAGCAGATCGCTGGGGCTATTCTCTGATTGAAGGTCTGCGCCTGGCTAACCGCCAGGGACACGCTCAAATGTTGCGTAATATGCTGCTGTACGGTGTTGAAGCGAAGAATAACGAAGGGATCACCAACTCCCCGAATGCAGTGACACTGAATCTGGGCAACGACAGCAAAGGTAACGATTCATACACCACCTGGGATTCCGGTGAGATGGCTAAATTTATGCTTGGCCTGATTGCTGACCAGAAAACCCGCATGTTGCTGCTGGGGCAGCCATTAACGACTGTTATTCTGAGCCCACAGCGATTCATGAAGGCGCTGGAGTGGACAGGAATTGTTGAGCTGACCAGTTATCAGCGTCCTGGTGGTGGTACCGGAACGGTGGGAACGATGGTTAAAGATGTCGCCGATAAGGCGACAGGCGACGACATCATTTTCTGCCAGGACGACACGCTGATCGGTAAAGGCGCTGGTGGTAATGACCTGATCATCGTTACGAACCCGACGATTGAGGTTCCGGAAGCGCGTCATACCATTAACACCAATATTTTCTCCACGCTGGTTCCTAACCAGCAGGCCGTCAACGTGATGTTCTGTGATATGGCAGCGCCGACGGAAATACCATCCCCTATGCCGGATGGTGGCCTGACCACGTTGTATACCATGCGCGCGACGCCGGGCTGGAACTTCCGCCCTGAGGGGATCACCCTGTTGTCTGCCAAATACGCATAAACGTTCAACCTGATAACGCGGGGAGCTGAATGCTCCCCTTTTTTTGTGGGAAAAATTTATGAAGCTCTACATCGCTAACTGCTCACGTCAGCCGCACACGTTCAACTACAAACTCCCCGAAAAAACGCAGTCGTTCGGTGTGACAATTCCGTCCGGACGTCAGCATATGATCGAAAATCAGTCCGATATTATCGACCACATCATCCGACAGCATGAACCTTACGGATTCCAGCGTTGTGACAAGGTGGACAAGAATTTTTCTGGTATCTGCTATTCCATCGATAAACCTGTGAGCGTTGGTCGCATTGAGGATTGCGCGGAGCAGAAAACGGAAAATCTGGAATCCCTGTCAGAAGAAATTCTCGCAGCCAGCGCTGTATCGCTGAATAACGCAGTGGATCAGGCGGTGATTCAGAGTGGCGAAAAACCTCAACCAGGTGGTATTGAAATGGAAATCACCGGGGAAGCGGTTAACACCGAACAGGAAAATCCGCCCAGCACAAAGCGAAATATTAAGGTTAAAAAATAATGACCCTGCGTCCGTCACTGGAGGGGTTTATTCGCTTTGTTCGTGACGACATGAAAGTACCGGTTCACGCTATTGCTGACGATGATCCGACGCTGGAATGTTGCTTTCAGTCTGCGATGGAGCTAATCCCTCACGATCAGGGGCTGGAGCGTTTACCCATCATCTATGTGCGAACGGTTTATAACGCTGCCGCCTCATTTCTCCTGAATTTCGCTCCCGGCTCGTGGTTTGCCGACCTGAGAAAAAATCTCAACCTTGGGAAACTGGCTACCGGGCTTGTCAGCGCGGCAGCAGACCAGGGGACATCGGGTTCGATCACCATCAGCGACGCGCTGAGTAATCTGTCTTTGCTGGATTTGCAGATGTTACAGGATCCGTATGGACGACAGGTTGTTGCGGTGCTGATGCAGATGGGCACGGTATGGGGTTACACGCCATGAAACTTTGTTTTGGGGTTATCGACCAGCCGTATGACTACGGCGACGAGCCGGGAAAAACCACGTTTGACGTGGCCTGTGACCTCGAGGAGCGATACGAAATTTTTACGCACTTCTGGGAAATGCATAAGGACGAGATTATCCAGGAGGCAGGTACTGAACTGGCGTACCAGTTGGTCAATCACTTCAAGTATAAGGCTCCGCTACCTGGCGAGCATTTTCTGGAAGGGACCGGGAAGATTTTCCATATATTTCTTGAAACCGAAGAAATGGCCGGAATGACGATTAACGGAAACCCTGTGCCAACTCAGGCCGCGCTACTGGGCGTTAACTCCAGGCTTAAGGACAAATATACCGGAGAGCGGCGTCCGTCATTCATAGACGGCGGCCTGTTTAAGGGCAGCTTTATAGCGTGGATAGATAATAATGCCGAGTCTTGAGGAATTAGCCGAACAGCACAGTTCGCAGCTCTCGTCCGTTCTTAAATCCGCAGTTGAAACCATCTCGTCAGACCAGGAAATCACGTTCAGGCTCTATGTCCGGCAGGTTCTGCCGCTGGATGGTTTCGTGTACTGGGTGAATGCGGAAATCGTGAGTTGTGACGAGCTGTGTCGCCTGAATATTGAGTCACCAACTCGTCTGAAAATCAAAGGCAGCCTGCATCGTCAGGTTATTGCGATTCAGGACGAGTCTGTCTCGAAGGATGTGAACAACATTATTTTCACGCCTGTTCAGCAGGTTGATGATTTTAATGTGGAAAATCCCGATGCGATCTATCTCGGTGAGTACGGCGGCGTCCAGTTTGCTTTTTCTCGAATGGAGAGCCGCTATCAGCAGTCGGGTATTTTTCATTATCGCGGCATGGCGATTTTGCCAACCATGCGTTCCCAGATTATCGACTGCGAGGAGGATATCAGCGACGAGCAGATCATCTCCAACAGCATCCCGATCTGGCTGCAAATGAAAGATGCCGCGACCGTGTATCCGTCTTACCTGGTACCCCAGAACCTTCGTCCTCCGTATATCGCGGTGGATGTTCGCAACAGTATTCCGTTGCAGGTGGCTCCCGTTGTTTTCGGTGGTGAGCGCTTCCAGCTTGTGCAGGACTCGGTACGCCTGACGCTCTACGGTTTCACCAATAAAATGGCGCTGGATTTTGTCGATTCTGTAGTGAATCGCGCGCTGGAGGATGAGGAGTTCGGGGTAACCAATATTCCGGTACCGCAGGACGCAAAATCCGGTCAGGTAGAAATCAACGCGCTGGCAAAGAAAAAAACCGTCGACTTTGAGGTGAATTACTACCAGACCACCACCAGGGAAATCACTCAACAGTTAATCAAAAAAGCGATCTGTAGCTACGAGGTCAAATAATGAGCTTTAATATCGTTACGGTGAATGTGTCCCAGACGATTGGGGCTATTCCCGCCAACCTTCAACAGATGTCGGCCGTTCTTTCCTTCGGCTCCACATTGCAGGAACCAGGCAAGCCGGTACTCATTACCCGCGATAAAGAAATCACAGAACTGGTGACGAATGCGATCGGTTCTCTGGTTGCGGCGCCGGGCGCAAAATCCTCTGGCAACGCCAACGTCACCCTGACATTACCTGATGGTGTGACGATTAATCGTGATACTTCCTCAGAGGTGAATATCACCGTTTCCGGCTGTTTTCCCGACGCGTGGAACGGCACGTTCACGGCAACGGTGGCGGGAAACAACTCACTGACCTGGACGATAGCGGGTTCGGACTTAAACGGCTCACCGACGACGCTGGGACAGTTTTCCATCGATGGCGCCGAAAATCTGGTGACGGCAGTAAACACGTTTTTTGCCCAGGGAAATTCCGTCGGGACTTACCTGCTGGAGCTGGGAGTACAGAAAGGCGGAGTCAGTAAGGAAATCGCTGCGCTGAAAGCTTACCTGGAAGATCCGCTCAAACGCTTTTACGCATATCTGGTACCGCAGGCGTGGGACGGAAACGCGGAGTTTATCACCCTGGCGAAGCTCCATACGGCGAACGAAGCGATGCAGTATTTCTTCGTGCTGACGAAATCGCCGTCGGACACCAATTACGTTTCACCGTATGCAGGTATTAAGTCGATTATTGCTGTGGCTGACGACACGTATCCGGCGACGAACGCGGCTGCATCGGCGCTCTGGAATTTCGTTTCTGCGTCCCCTTCGGAAATCAACAAAGTGCCGCCGATGGCATTCCGCTATTTGCAGGCTGTTAACGCCCACAAGGGAAAAGGCTCAATCCTTACCACGATGACGAAGCAGAACATCAATTACGTCGATACGGGGGCCGAAGGGGGGATTTCCAACACGATTCTGGTGAAAGGCGTAACCAGCGACGGCAACGACATGACGTACTGGTATTCCGTGGACTGGGTGCAGATTAACGTGGATATGCAGCTCGCGAACGCAGTTATCAACGGCAGCAATAATCCGATTAACCCGCTTTACTACGACCAGGACGGCATAGACCGGCTGCAGCAGGTCGCACAGGGCGTATTCAACACAGGCGTGTCCTATGGCCTGGTAAACGGCCAGCCGGTCGTGAATGCGGTGCCTTTCCGGCAGTACACCAGAACCAACCCGAACGATTACGGCATCGGTCGCTATGCGGGCCTGTCGGCTGCCTATACGCCGATGCGCGGATTCACCGAAATCATTTTCAACATCAATGTGACTATGCAACTTCCGTGAGGTACTGAGTCGTGCCAAATCCAATGATCCCCGTTGGCACCCTTAACCGGGTACGCGCCAGCATTAAATTTACTTCCCATTCTGAACTCAACGTCTCCGCTTCATTCCTTGCGAAGGAGGGCGTGGAGTTGTCCTTTCAGGGCAATATCACGGAATTTTTACCCGCCATGACGGGCGCGGTGCAGTCACCGCAGCCGTACATGATTTTACAGGCGCGTGTTCATCTGCTGCGCAGTCAGGCGCTGGGGAAACAATTCAAGGCGCAGTGGGAAAAGAACGCCACGATAGGCGACGCAAAAGTGTATAGCGACAGCACGGTGTTCGGTGACTTCGATATCTACAACACGGCAATCACCAATGTGCAGGATATGACCTTCGCCGGGGGCGAGCCGGGTGTGGCCATCACCATCACCGGCACGTATTACATCAACTCTGAAATGTGGGATCTCGTATGAAAATCGCAAGAAATTTAAATCTGATTATTCCCGTCCAGACTGAGAAAGGGAAAGCCTGGATACACGCCACCCCGATCAACAAAGAAGTGTTTAAAGAGCATTTCTTCATTCTGAGTAAGACTTTTTCGGTGATATTTTCCGAAGGTCTTGGCGTTATCGCGGGGCCGCGCATTGCTTACCTCATGCTGGAGCGGATCGCCGGAGATATGAGTATCTGGGATGGTGAAAAAGGTGTACGTAACACACTGGTGAATGAAATCATTCGCCTGGCGAATCTTGTCTATCCGGTGGAGGGGAAAGGTTACGACACGATCCCGCTTGATATGGCGCTGGAGCGTAAAATTGTCGATCTGGATGAGGTGGCAGGGCAGCTTGTTTTTTTTACATGCATCTCGTCGCTAAACACACCAGAACAGACGGAAGAAATGATGCTGACGGTCAGTGGAATGTGGAACAGTGTCGCCTCATCCTTGAGTCTTACGGACTGGATCGCTTCATTGCCGACATCGAAGCCCATCGCCAGTACTGGCGAGACGGTGAGCACATCATCAGCGAAATCCTCGACTTTGCATCCGGAGCCGGATTTAGCGACATCTGGACAAATTCCGGTCTGAACCTGAAAACGGCAGCTCAGCTACGCGAGCTGCTTAAATTCAAAAATCCTACAGGAGTGATGTAATGGCTGGTAATCAGATGCCAGTGCTGACGCTTGATGTAAACGAGGATCAAATCAAGCGTCTTGAGGCGATTTTTGAAAAGTACCAGAACGCTTTAAAAATTGGCCCTGGTGGTTTTCCGATGAGAATACCGGATCAGAGCGGAAGTCGGAGCAGGGGGGCGAACCTTCCCGCTCCGGCGAATTCGGGGAAAAACGGAGCAGGAGCCGCAGGCCGGCAGCGTGATGAAAAAGGGCGTTTTATTGGTTCAGGTAAGAGTACGGACGCGTTCGTCAGTAACTACAAAATAACCGGCGAAACGATGTTTGATAAGTACCTTAACAGCCTGGGTAAAAACGCGCAGGCGACGTTAAAAACTTATAAACAGATCAATTCAACGCTCTACCAGACCAATTCACGACTGAAAACGCTGTTTAAAACGACTGTATCCTGGGGGAGTAAAATTGCGGCGCTTGGGTCGGTTGGCGCTTTCGGGTACGGGTATATGGCGAGCAAGGTTGCAGCGCAATATAGCGTGGCTCAGGGGCTTGGAATGACCACCGCCCAGATGCAGGCAGCCAGAAGCACCTATTCTCCGTATATTTCCGGTACCAGTGAACTTGTGCAGCATCTGGCTAATGCGCAGAATAACCCAAACGATCCGAATTATTCGGGCTTGATGGCGCTTGGCATTAACCCAAAAGATGGTGCAGCAAAGAACTTGCCTAAGCTGATGAGCGCTATTGCGTCGTTGGTTAAACAATATAAAGGCTCAGGGCTAACCCAGGGCGTTATTAACGGATGGGGAGCGGGATTTGTCGATGTTGCGACGGCCAACCAGATCGCTGCCAATCTGGATAAAATCCCTCAACTGAACGAGCGATTCGCGACTAACACAAAGTTACTAGGTGCCTATCTGACGCCCGCTATGCAGGCGGATTATCAGGACACTGCGAGCAATCTTATGGTGAACGGACACCGAATATCCAATAGCTGGCAGGCAGCGGTGGCAAGCCTGAATCCCCTTATTAGTAGTACGTCGGACAGCGTGACATCCAGTATTGAAGGCTTTCTGAACGGAGGGAATTTCAAAAAGGTTCTTACTTTTGTTAGCGGTGGGTTAGAGAAGCTTGGCAAATGGTTAAACAGTGAACAATTTCAGCGTGATCTTGACGATTTTTCTCGCGCTGTAAGCAAAGTGGTAAAAATGTTCTGGTCATTTGTTAAGTGGCTTGGAGGGGATGAAAGAAAAGCACAAAGTGGCGCTGATAATAATGATTCCTTCTTGGGGAATGTTAAAAATACCGTTTCTGAACATCCTGGTCTTTTTGGCGCGTTAGGTTTAATGCTCGGCGGCCAAAAGGCTTTGAAGTGGGGCGCGAGACTTGCACTTCGGCACCCTACTGTGCTTGCTGCAACTGCTTACGGTAGTTATGCCTATTCGGATCGAGAAAATATTGCCTCTGCAACGAGATCCTCATGGGATTACGCCAAAAGAAATACCGGCGATATGCTTCGCTGGATGGGCGTCGATACAGATATTGGACGGAAGCAGTACATAGTCCACGGAACCCCCGATGTTGCGATGGATATACCCGGTGTCCCAAGAACTTTAGCTGATCGCAACAAGAACCCTGGAAATCTCCGCCCTGTTGGTGGAGGTGGTTTCCGTACCTTTGGCTCAGCCCTTGATGGGTGGAGTGCGATGCGTAAGCAGTTGATGATGTACTACAACGGTACCAGCAGAGCAGCGGGTTTTAAAAAGCTGAGAACCATTGAAGACATTATTAATCGGTGGGCGCCTTCCGGCGACAATAATAATCCTCAGGAGTATGCACGGCAGGTTGCTAAGTGGATGGGCGTATCTCTCAACGAAGTGCTCGATCTCAATAATCCTTCGACAATGGCATCCCTTATGCAGGCAATGGCGCGAAAAGAAGGCTATTCAGCATGGGGAAGTAATCTGGCATATGTGGCTGCTGGTGGTGGCAAAAATGACGTACAGATTCAAATTCAGCAAAAACCCGGATCCGACATACTCGCTCAACTGGCCGGGACTGCGTGGCTTATGCCGAGGTAAACCATGTCACTAAATTACTTTGGGCAGGCTTTCAAACTGGCTTTTGAAGTCTCGCCCATTTTGCTTGTTGACGGTATAGCCTCGGATATTCCCGGTGGAGTGATGCCGATCGCCGTTCTGACCGAAGGGCTCAGTATTGTTAACGGCTTGCTGCATGGTGAGATCCGCACACGCTCGATGGCGGCTTTTACGCCGATGGCCGGGACAACGCTGATTCAGCAGGAAATCAGCAACCTGAATTTCTATAACCAGGTAACGGCGGCGAACGCGACTATCAGGAAGCCTAACCGGGTAGTCATGCAGATGATCCGCCCGGCATCGACGGAGGACGGAGGCTACGCCACGAAGGGGATGACATTCACGGCGCTGAAAATGGCGCTTGATATGCATAACCAGTATGGCGGCTGTTACACCGTAATGACGCCATCTTTCATCTACACGCGCTGTCTGATGCGGTCTTTTGTCGATACGTCCGGATTTTCCGAGCAGAACAAGCAGGTGCAGCACACCTGGCAGCTTGAGTTTGAGCAGCCATTGTCGTCTGTCGAACAAACGGTAACGACGCTGGCGAGCGTTCTGGATAAATTTGATAAAGGGATACCGTCAGACGGGCCTCTATCGTGGTCAGGTATTAAGAACCAGGTCGCGCAGGAGTTTGGTATTGGCTTATGACAACGTTAATTCCTTTTAAACCAGACGGGCGAGGCCCGTTTCAGTTCACGGCCAGAATCGGAGAATATGAAATATTTGCTCGCGTTCCGTTTAACCTGTACGCGAATCGTTACTACTTGGAACTGAAAGACAGTTCCGGTGAGGTGCTTGTGTACACCCCTCTAATTGCTTCCCCTGATGGTTATGATATTAATCTGGCGCTTCCATTTGCGCCGGGAAAGCTCATTTTTCGTGAAAGTACGAATCAGTTTGAGGTTTCGTAATGCGTTATTATCGATTAGAAATTATTAACCCTAAAACTGGAAAACCACCTGTATGTCGGAATGGAAAGCCCATTGGACCTTTTGATACCAGTGAAACACTAGGATGTGGGTTGCATGTCGAATTTGACTTTGAAGTAACCGGTCTGGATATAGTCAGAGCGGGGACGATGTTGACGATCTACGGACTGCCAATCGACATGCTGGAGCAAAGCGTGAATTTGCAGGGATGCTTAGTTCGTATGAAGGCCGGCTTTGTTAAGGGATTACCTTTGGCAAATCCACTGCAACAGGGGGAAGTAATTTATGGCGAAATTTATTTGGCCTACGCCAACTGGATAGGCATAAACCAGACGTTAAATTTGGTAATAAACCCAACCATACGTAAAACCGATGATGGAAAACCTTTCATCTTAGAATTTGATGGTAGAACAGGTGAGAAACTGGGAGATGTTATATCCCGCGCTTTAAAAAAGGCATTTCCGAATAAATTGATCGATTGTACCGTCAGTGACAGTCTCGTTTTGCCTGAACCGTGGAAGGGAACCTACGAAGATATTGGCTCGTTAGCGACGGTCCTTCGTAGTGCTTCGATTGCCATGATTCGCAGCGAAAAATACTGTGGTGTCGGTATCAGCATCCTTTCCGACAGGATACGGGTTTACGACAACGCATCAGCTAACTGGGGAAAACCGAAGAAAATTGAGCTTCACGAACTTGTCGGGCAGCCGACTTGGATAGCCCCTTTTACTGTCAGTTTTAAATGCCCGTTGCGGGGAGATATACGATGCGGCGATGTGATCGAACTGCCTCAGGGAATGTTTTCGGGGGCATCGTCGATCCTCATGACTAATACTACAGCGCCCAGTGTTATCTCCAAAAACTCGACCACGTTCACCGGAAAATTTCTGGTTAAGTCTGTCAGACACATCGGAGCGTATCTTACTGCGGACGGCGATGCCTGGGTGACGGTTTTCGAAGCTTATGCTGAGAACTGGTTGAGGGGGTAATGTCAAACGCTCAAAAATTACCGCTTCTCCGAACGCTGTCAGAGATGATGACCAGCTCTGGCAACCAGCAAGCCGAGCTGAAAGGGCGGGAATTGCCCTGCCATGTTGTCGATGTCAGCGGGCAGATAGTGACAGTTCAGTTTGATATGTTGCCGGAGGGGATCAACTTTCCGCAGATCACAATCCCTGTCGCCACATTTCCGTATATCCGTTACCCGATACAGCCGGGTGATCGAGGAGTAACAATTGCCGCTGATGTATCACTGCGCGGTGTGTCCGGATTGGGAACCGGTATGGCGACGCTCTCTTACTCGATGTCGCTCACTCCCCTGTTTTTCGTGCCACTGGCAAACAAAGACTGGTCAGATGAAGATCCGCGAAAAATCGTTTTATACGGTCCTGATGGTGCAATTCTCAAAACAGAGGACGGCAGCAGCCAGGTAACGGTGGCGCCGGAAGAAATCAGGCAAAAGTCGAAAGCTGTTTACCTGGAGGCTGAAGATATTTTCCTGAACGGGAAAATTCACCTTAACGGACCAATCGTCCAGGACAAAGCCCAGATGAAGGATACAACCGCTTCGCTGATTGGCCCTCTCCAAGTCGAGAAGGATGCAGTTATCAACGGCGTGAGCGTTAGTGGTCATGGTCATGATGTGGTAGGCGTTCAAAGCGGTGGCAGCACGATCACGTCGAAGGAACCAAATCCAAGTTAATACCGGTTCATTTTAAATTACATCCATAACGCGAAAGCCCCGAACTGTTCCAGCAGTCGGGGCTTTCTGTTTCTGCACCTTGAGTAAGGCAAGGGAGAACTCGTGATTGATCTTAGCAAACTGATAAAGGAGTTACGAGAGATGGGCGAAAGATTACCCAACTGGAAATTCCTGTTGATATGGTCCGTGTTTTTCTTATTTGGACTATCTGCGCTGATTCAGTCGATCCGCTGGTGGTGAGGGGGCGATGAACCCCTTCTGATCCCGGCGTTTTCAGTACACCGGAATTTTTTTGTGTTCTGGTGAAAATCGACAAGTGACTTTCTTTTTAATAGTCCCGGAAGCGCGGGACTGTCTTCCGAATGCGCATTCCGCGCGCATGTTTAACTTCGAGCCTATCAGAAAGCTGAGCTTGAGAACTGCCGTTGATAACGGATCATCTCGAAGGGCGGCTTTTCTGCGGAACTGGCTCAGCTTTCTAATAGTGAGATCCACATGAACAATCAAAATACTCTTAATAGCAATGATTTTCGGGACATGGTAATGGTCTCAGGTGGTTCCGTTCTGACTACAAGTATCAAGGTGGCGGAATTTTTTGGTAAGAGCCATAAGAACGTATTGAGAAAGATCAGGCAAACCATTTCTGAATGCCCTGATGATTTTGCCCGGCTCAATTTTGAGCCTGCTGATTTTATTGATAAAAATGGCGATATCCAGCCAATGTTTAACATGACGAAAGACGGTTATATGCTGGTCGTTATGGGGTTTACAGGTAAGACCGCAATGAAAATAAAGGTTGCATACATCCAAGCTTTCAACTGGATGGCTGAACTTATCAGGCAGAGTAAAGCCAGTCTGGAAGCAGAGCGCAATGCTGTCATGCTTGAGTACATGAAAGAGAAAGATGTAGCCAGTATGTCCGGACGTTTGCTTAATCGCTGGGGAAGAGTGAAAAAGCCACAATTGCTGGCCCGGATTGAACGACTTGAGCAGCGGGGGCAAATTGCTTTGCCTGGTTTCGGGAAAGCTATAACACACTGAGATTATGGGGGTGTTTGCCCCCTGTTTTTTCTGGGCAGTAAAAATATGAGAACATGGGGCCGCGTCATCGACGCGAACGGCAATAAAAAATGGGTGGCGGTAGAGTCAGACGTCAGCGGCGATTTCTCCTACGGCTGGCTGACGACCCTGATTCAGACGTTAAAGCTGGGGTTGGGGGAGTCGCCGTTTTACGCGAATTACGGCATTCCTGCGCAGCAGTGCATCGTGCAGCAGATTTACCCGGACTACTATGTGAACATGGTTCAGCAACAGTTTGCCGGGTATTTTGCATCGCTGGCAATTTCAAAGGCAGATGGGGCAGAGAACCCCACCTATAACATCGATGTGGTGTTTTTTAACGGAACCAGTTACCGCGCGCAGGTTCCGGTGTGAGTCAAATTTTCGGGCATCAATTGGGCCAGTGACGTGTTAAGAAGTTCATCGCGTGGCATGACAATCCATCCACTTTTGCGTAGTAGGTGAATTGCCCATTCTGTGGTTATAACTGAGCCTGATTTGTGGTGCTCAATGTGGGTAACGGAGCCGTTTCTGACGCGCATGATGATGTCAACATTCAGGGGATTTTGTGTTTTGGCGGTATCTTCGCGCAGCTTCTTCTCGCATTCGATGAAGTATCGGCGGATCTGCCGACCTTTTTCGTTGCGTTCGACCATTGCCAGTTCTTTAGCGGTGTCGAGGGTGAGGTGGTAGTCCTTTGCTGGTCGGCCTCTACTGATTTTTTCCCGATTTTGGGAAATAATCAAAAAATCTTGGTTTTCAATGAATTGATACTCGCTGATTCGCTCGGTGATCCAAGTGGCAAAGCGTTTGCCTACTTCAAGAAAGGTGTGCAGATCGCGTGCATTACAGAGAAGGGCGGTTTCGTTTGAGATAGTACCGTTGAAAACGGGGATTAGTTGGATGGTCATAATAACCTCTTTTTGCTTTTTTCGAATTACCACTGTCGGAGTGGTGCCGGGAGGTTCGAAACGGTGCAAAAAGATACCGCGGACTTATTCCCCTTACGGGTGTTGTATTCGTCGCCCTCCCGACATTGATCGGGGATGTGACCGCGCCTGGCGCCATCACATAGTGCTTGGCATAAAAAAACCAACACTGTCGGGTGTTGGGTTGTCATCTTTTTGCGGAGGTTTCGACGCCTCATGCGCCCAATCATACCCAATTGGGCGCGGTTGTAAAGTCTAACAACTACTTATTGTCAGATACACATTTTTCAAAGTTTTTTATTACGTCATTGAAAACTGAATTCATTACCTCATAGGTTTTATGATCTATCTTTTTATCCAGATAATCTTTATTATTTTTATTTATTTTTTCTTTAGTGTCAGCTATACCCTTTTTACATACTTGATAATTCATCTGCTGTTCGCTTAAACCGCCTCCATTGACAATCAAAGCAATTGCTGTATCCATATCTTGTATATTATATGAGTAGTGTAAATTATCAGGGATTGGTTGGCTGGGATTATCATAATAAACATCACCGAATCTCATTAGCATTATTCCTGATTTTCCATAAATGGAATCGGATAAGTATGCAGCATTCATATTTCCAGCGGTAAAATTATCAGTATGGCAAAAAAAACGCCGACCATATTGAAGTTGTAATTTATACATGACATTGTTGCAGGCAGCCCTTATCAAACGAGTGTGATTGTTTTCGTTTTCTTCAGCGTATGCTGGAAATGCGAGAATTAATGCAATTAATAACGTAATTAATTTCTTCATAACATATCCTTGAGATTAACCATGCCAGAAATACCAATTAATATGACCAGTGCGGGGGCGCAGCCTACGCCACCCAAAGAACTGCTCGCGAATCTTATCACCAGAGTTGCAGAGAAGGTACCTGGATATACAGCCAACCTTCCCGCAGGGCTTATTACTGACCTTGCCAGTACAGCAGTTGGGGCGTTGGCATTAATAGACCAGGCGAGGGTGGACCTTATTAACTCCGTAAGTCCGTACGGCGCGAACATTCCATTACTGATGCAACTCGGCAACATGTACGGGCCACAAAGAGGAATGGGCACAAATACATCGGTATATGTGGTCTTTTCCAGTTTGCCGGGATTCGGTATCCCGAAAGGTTTCGTTGTTGGCGACGGTAACCATCAGTATGCAGTTTCCCGCGATACAGTGGTACCGGAAAGTGGGCAGACTGAGCCAGTTTACTGTGTGGCCACAACACCAGGCTCATGGGCAGTACCGGAAGGAACAGTAACGCAGGTCATAACATCAGTACCGAAAGACCGGCCGGTTACGTGCACGAACATCACTCCCGGCCTTCCGGGAAAAAATGAACAGACATGGTCATCATATCGGGCGGCAGTGATGGAGTCCGGTATGTTCGGTGTACAGGGAACACCAGACTGTTTCAGGGCCACGCTCAAATCGGTAAGCGGTGTTCGAGAAAATCTGATTTCTTTCCGGCAGTCGTCGCTGGGGAAATGGGTTGCGGTTGTTGGTGGCGGTGATCCGTATGATGTAGCTTACGCGATTTACAAATCTGTACCGGATATTTCGAAACTGACCAACGATGTAAGCAATCCGTCAGGAGCAGCAGTGGAAAAGCGCACTGTATCAATCACGGTTTCGCCTGACGTGTATCAGGTGCCGTTTGTCATCCCGTCTTCGCAAAATGTCATGGTACTAATCACCTGGAATACTGTTTCTGATGATTATGTCGATCCCGCTGGCGTGGCACTGGCAGTTCAGCAGAATGTTGCGGATTACATCAACTCGATCGAAGTTGGTCATCCGATAAACCTGCTCAGGATTCAGGATATCTTCACCAGTTCAGTCAGGTTACTGGTGGACGCCACGCTGATTTCGACCATCAGTATAAGCATTGGTATCAACGGTCATATTGTCCAGCCAGCGAAAGACACCAGCCTGGTTTATGGTGATACCTATGCGTATTTTTCGACAATAGCATCGCAGGTTCAGGTCAAGAAACATGCAATATCCGACTGAAAAAATTCTTCCTGCTTATCCATTTGTGCAGTACAGAGATGATCCGAACATAGTGGCGTTTTTTGATGCCTACAATGAAATCGCCCAGGAATATCTCGATTCACTCAACAATCTGGCATTGCCATGCTGGACATCGGAATCAATAACCGGGCAGTTGCTGGACTGGATTGCGCTCGGTATTTATGGCGTTGAAAGACCTTTACTACAGGTTTCCGAGGAGGCAATAGCGCGGGGGGCGTATGACACAATTGAATACAACACTATTCCTTATGCAGCAATGCGTAACTATGTACCCGGTTCAGCATCATACGTTCCTGATGATTATTTTAAGCGGATATTAACATGGAATTTTTATAAGGCTGATGGTTCGCATTTTTGCATTGACTGGTTAAAGCGTCGTGTGGCGAGGTTTATTCACGGAAAAAACGGAATAGACCCGCCATTGCAGCACACATTTGATGTGAGCGTGACAGTATCAGACAGCATTTTTTCTATTCAGATACCAGAGTATGGCGACGGCACAGGCTATTTTCTGAAAGATGCCATTGACCAGAAATATGTAAAGCTTCCCTTCATTTATACTTATGCAACAACGGTAATTGGAAAATGATTCTTGGATTCGGAAATAATATTGTTTCTGCGCTGGCCGGTGATATTACGACAGTGCAGACCGATATCCCTGTCATGCCCGGAACGGGCGCAAAATTCGCTAAATTACTTTCTGCTGATTTTGAAAATAAATCAAACACGCAACGTGTATACGCAAAAATTACACTGACCGACAAGAAAGAGTCTGCGTTTGAAATTTGTCACCTTGTGTCAGTAAGTGGCGATGTACTGAATGTTATCAGAGGACAGGAGGGTACCACACCCAAAGGCTGGTATCTGAATGACGTTGTGGCTAACTTTGCCACGCGCGGCTCAGAAAACCACTTTGTACAGATATCGCAACTCCAGAGCGGGCATTATGTCGCTGGTGTGGCAGGAGGTACTGCAAACGCGTTGACACTGGAACTACCAGCGGCATTTTTTGTGAATGGTGGCGCTGAGTGGACGCTGCGGGCACCGCTTATTGTTTTTCCTGTGCAAAATAATACCGGGGCCGCGACATTACAGCTTACGCTGGGCGGGCGGGTGCTTGGTAAATTCCCGCTACTTAAAGGCAATAAATCACAACTCGTTGCCGGTGATATCCTGAAAAATGCTCCGTTATTGTGCATCCTGGACAATACAAAAACGTATTTCTCAGTGCTGAATCCGTCAGATATCTATCTTGGCTCAAGGTATTTGCAGAAAGAAAATAACCTCAGCGACATTCCCGATAAACAACAGGCTCTGGTGAATCTGGGGTTATCGGGTGTGGTGGCAAACCTTTACCCGGTTGGCGCGCCGATCCCGTGGCCGTCGGATGCGCTCCCGGATGGTGGTTATGCTTTTATGTATGGACAGGCCTTTGATAAGTCGGCTTATCCGCTGCTGGCGCGGGCGCATCCATCCGGCATTATTCCGGACATGCGGGGCTGGACGATTAAAGGGAAGCCCGCAGGCCGCGCGGTGCTTTCTCAGGAGATGGACGGTAACAAGGCGCACGGGCACACGGCGAGGGCGCTGGAGACCGACCTCGGAACGAAAACCACGTCACATTTTGACTACGGGACAAAAACCACCAGTGAAGACGGGGAGCACGTCCATGAGTTCGGCGGGCGTGTATGGTCGTACTGGGGGGATTCAAACCACCTTTCACTTCATGTCGGGAGCGGTGAGTGGACGAAGGCGGGAGGGCGACACGTCCATACGATTAATATCGGCGGGCACGTCCACACCGTCTGGATTGGCCCGCACGGTCACGTGGTGATAGTGGACCAGGACGGCAACCCGGAGACCACCGTAAAAAACATTGCATTTAACTACATAGTGAGGCTGGCGTGATGACGTTTAAAATGAGCAGCAAGGCGCAGACCATTAAAATTTATAACCTGCGGGCAGACACCAAAGAGTTTATCGGGGCGGGGGATGCGTACATTCCGCCGCACACAGGATTACCGGCTGACAGTACCGACATTGCGCCGCCGGAAATCCCGGAGGGACACATTGCGGTCTTTGACCCGGAAACCGGTGCATGGCGCCTGACTGAGGACCACCGTGGCGAGACGGTTTACGATACAAAGACCGGGCATCAGATGTATATTGCCGACCCCGGCCCGCTGCCGGAGCACGTGACTACATTGCCTCCTGATGGTGAGTACCGGAAATGGGATGGCGAAAAATGGGTGGTGGATGCAGAAGCCGAACGTAATGCACTGATCGCAGAGGCGGCGGCCCGCAGGAAATCCTTACTGCAACAGGCGGGAGAGGTTATCGCCACCCTGCAGGACGCCGTGGATTTGGGGATGGCGACGAAGGAGGAGGAACAGCGCCTGGTGGCGTGGAAAAAATACCGCGTGCTGCTGAGTCGCATTAATCCGGAAGATGCACCGGATATCGACTGGCCTGTCCCCCCTGAAATGTAATTCCCTCCGTTCGTATTTCTGTTCTTTTTAACGTAATCAGACTTTTTTAATCCGGGATATTTTATGTCCGTACTGATATCGGGTGCGCTGGTTGACGGCGCAGGCATCCCCCTGTCCGGATGCCATATTATTCTGAAATCCCGTGTAAACACATCCGAAGTGGTGATGCGCACCATTGCTGATGTGGTGACGGGAAATAACGGTGAATATTCGTTTGAAGCGCAGGCCGGGAAATACTGTGTTTATCTGAAACAGGACTGGCGTGATGAATACTGTGTCGGTGATATTTCGGTGTACCACGACGCGAAGCCCGGCACGCTGAATGATTTTCTGACCGCCCTCAGTGAGGACGATTTAAAGCCGGATGTGGTCAGACGCTTTGAAGAGATGGTGGCGCAGGCGCAGCAGAGCGCCGAAGCGGCAGCGAAAAGCGAGCGGCTGGCGGGGCAACACGCCGCTGATGCGCAGAAGATTAAGGAAAACTGTCAGACGCTGGCGGATAACGTGCAGCAGAACGCTGAGGCCGTTGCCGGCAATGTGCAGAAGGCTGAAAAACTGGCGTCTGAAACCGCACAGAATGCCGCCCGCGCAGAACAGGCGGCTAAGGACGCTGACAAGGCAGTCGACAGGGCCGTCGATAAACTCGGTGAGGCCGCAACGCTGACCGGTGAGGCTAAGGCCAGCGCCGAAGCAGCAGCCCGGAGCGAGCAGAACGCAAAAGGTCACGCTGATAATGCAGCCGGAAGCGCACAGCAGACCGCGCAGGATGTGACCGCCGCCACCACGGCCCGCCAGGATGCAGAACGTTTTGCGAATGAGGCTGAAAAAAGCGCACAGGCATCAGGTACTGCGCGTGACGAATCGGTTGGCGCTGCCGAAAGCGCGCGCCGGTATCATAACGCCGCATCGTCAGCCGCAACGAGTGCGGAGCTGTCAGCAAATACGGCGCGTGGACATGCGAATACCGCCACGGAACAGGCAAGGCGGGCAAAAGAAAGCCAGGATGCAAGCGCAGGCAATGCGCAGGAAGCAAAACAGTACAGGGACGAGGCGCAGCAGATTGTTGATGGCCTGAATGCCACGAACGCCAGCACGACAGAAAAAGGGCTGGTACAACTCTGCAGCGCCACGGACAACGACAGCGAAGCGCTGGCGGCCACGCCAAAGGCTGTTAAAACCGTCATGGATGAGGTGAAGACAAAGGCACCGCTGGACAGTCCGGTCTTTACCGGGACACCCACCACACCGACACCGCCGGACGATGCCGCCGGACTGGAAATGGCAAACGCGGCATTTGTCCGCAAACTGCTCGCCACGCTGGTTGACTCATCACCGGAAACACTGGACACGCTGAACGAGCTGGCGGCGGCGCTGGGGAATGACCCGAATTTCGCGACAACCATGACGAACGCACTGGCGGGTAAACAGCCGTTGAGCGACGTGCTGACGTCATTGTCGTCATTACCCGCCACCGGAAACAAGATGCCGTATTTCAGCGATAAAAACGTGATGGCGCTGGCGAACCTGACGGCGGTCGGGCGTGAGCTGACTGGTCAGAACTCGAAGGGAGAGGTGCTGGATTATCTGGGGCTGAAAGGTGCGGGCACCAAAGACGTACAGACCGGTATTCGTGACCGTACGCCCGGACGTGTGGCAATACCAGGGGCATTTGGTTACGGCCACATGTTTAAATCATCGGATGCCCTGACATTTCGCGGACCATCTGATTTCGCTGAATGGCTGAAAGAGGCCACGCCGGAGCGTTATGCGGTCAGCATTGCAGACTCCTCCGCACTGCTGGCGGGCACCTCGAAATTTAACGGCATCATCGAGGTGATGTGGTCGCCGTTTGATAACGACGAGTCGGACACAACGCGCAAATTCAAGACGCTGATGTGTTACAACCAGTATTACGAGGGTGAGCACAGCATTCACTGCCTGCGCTACCGTTTCAGCGGTGACAGCTGGAACGCCACCGCAACCCCCCTCGTTTACGACGGAGATTCACTGGCGTTCTTACTGTCCCGCACAGCGGGCTCAGGCGCATATTTCAAATACCCGGCAGTTGGTGTGCCGGTACTGGCTGTTTATCAGGGAACGAGTGCGGGAGACAGGGAAATAAAAATTGGTCTGGGGGATATTGTGCCGGGGTCACGACTCGGCCCGGTGGCGATGACCTGTGCAATCAATGACCAGGGGCCATATATATCCACACCTCAGGTCACTGCCGGAGGTGCCGGGTCATACAGTTTTCCGGGGCGTTATCAGGCGCTGTCTGGTCACCGGGCAGAATACGGTAGCAGAGGTTTGATTTGCCTGTTTGTGCGCATTGAGTAATGAGGAAATAAGACGTGAGAATCAGAGCGGTAAAAGGCATCAGAAACGCACATTATCTTGAAAATGGCGCGGTTGACTGTGAGGTGTTATTTGAAGGTGAAACGGAATTCGTCCCGTATACCGCCATGCAGGACGATACCGCCCCGACAGGCCAGCACATCTGGCAGGAGCTGCAAAGCGGCAAGTGGGGCGCACCAGCCCCGTTCACTGTCACGCCGGAACTTATCGCAGCGGCGAAGGAGGGCAAAAAGCGGGAAATCGAAGCCTGGCGAAAAGAACAGGAAGCACATCCGTTCACGTTTGAATGGAACGGTCGTACATGGAATGGCGGCCCTGATTCACTGTCGCGTCTGTCGCCCGTCACCGTTGCCGCTAAAGCAGAAAACGCCCGTGATGTGTTTGTCTGGGGGGATGCCAGCAACCAGCAGGTACACATGACGATGGCACAGGCCGGGGAACTGGCGGCGGCGATGGCGCAGGCCAGCATGGACAGGAACAATGAAATTTATCTGTGTCAGCGGGAGATGAAAGAGGTGCTGAGCAGCCTGGAGGATTTAGGTTCAATCCGGGCGTTTAACGTTGAGTGATGACAGACCACCATGAGCGGTTTTTTGTGTCTGGAAACCGAAGCCCCGACAACGGGGCCTTTGCATAATTGCTTTGAACCTGCTCAAATGAGGATCTTCTCTGGATATCCAGAGAAGATCCTCGAATTTTTCTCGAAAACCCTCGAATAAACTGGTAACTATTTGAATCTATTAGTACGTAATGTAATATGTTTATGGTTAAAACCCTTTCATAAATTTGTGTAACAGATTGATTTTTAAGTGTTTTTCGGTTTGTGGGCGAGAACAGGAATCGTATTCGGTCTCTTTTTATTTTTCTTATAAAACAGTTACTTATGATCAATGATCCGAAATTTTCCGAAATTTTTCCGAATTTCTGTATTCCGGTCTTTTTGGTTATATCACAATCAAATTAAATTTAACATTTATTTCACAACGAAAATTGGAGTATTAGAGCATCATATAAGCTTTATCATCACGCTCATCGAGATAGAGTTTCGTGGTGTTCGCTGATGTGTGGCCCAGGAGTTTTTGGGCGAACACCTCGCCGTGCTCGTTTTTGTACAGCCGCCCGGCCAGACTTCGGATCTCGTGAAATGTCGGTGGATTATTGCTGAAGTTAACACCGGAGGCTTTTCTTGCTTTTACAAATGTCTTTGTCAATCCATCCGGATGAATATTCCCGGTTGGGCTATTTTTCCTGATTCCGGCACTGATCATGAAATCAGTGCGGCTTACCAGTCGGCAGCGATCGATTACCGTTCCCAGACGTAACCCCGTCGCCCGAAGTGTCAGGGAGAGGGGAATGGCTATTTTCATTCCGGTTTTAATCTGAGTTACGTATAAGCGGTTGTCAAAAACATCACTAAATTTCATATTTACGATATCCTCCCTACGTTGACCAGTAACGAGCGCTAAATCCATCGCGAGAGGGAACCATGCAGGCATATGCTCTGCTGCCGCTCGTGTGGCGTTATACGTTTCCAGTTGCAGGCGTTCCCTGGCCACCTTAATTTCAGGTGCTCGGGTTGGCTCAACCGGATTCGTTGTTATTCTTCCTTCCACAATTGCCTCACGAAACATGTCAGATAGTACAGACCTCATCGCCCCCGCCATCGTGTTTTTACCTTCCGCGATCCATGACTCCAGAAACTCAGCAATATGCCGCGTGGTCACCTCTGCCAGTATCATTTCCCCCATTTTTTCGCTCACGGTCGTTAACTGGTTGCCGCAAATTTTGTATGTGTTGGTCGCTAAATCCCGTCGTTTTAGTAACACGTCATAGCGGTCTATCCCGTTTTCTCCGGCAGGGGTGCGTTCTGTTTCATCTGATTTAACAGCAGAAGCTGCGCCGGGGATAGCCAGACCGGGCAGCAGCCAGGGATGAGCGAACAGATATCAACCTCATTCATCGGTAACCGTAAACCGGATGAGTTGCTAAATGCTGTGGAGCGGTATTTCAGGGAGAAGGCCATCACAGCCAGTGTTAACGACCAGACCACAGGGATTATCACCGGTACCGGAGATGATCCGGAACTGAGTTCGTTGTATCTGGACTGTTCACTGTTACCGCAGACACAAAATATCCAGGAGCATTACCGTATCGTCGCGCAGGTCTGGAGTGCCGGTGAAGGCAGTAATGTTTCAGTAATGGTGACAGGCACTGCCGGACTGGATATTGCCGACGGTAGCGCCACATACCGGATTACCGTCAAACTGTACCGATATTGCCCCTCCTGATATTCCGGCCAGTCATATTGCTGTATTTGACCCTGAAACCGAAACGTGGAGTCTAAACGAAGACCATCACGGCGAAACAGTGTACGACACGCAAACCAGCAACCCGATTTATATTTCAAAACCCGGCCCGTTACCGGAGAACACCACCACACAGGCCCCCACATCACCAATAGATAAATTTGAAAACGGTCAGTGGGTGGCTGACCTTGCGACCGCACTCGGTCAGAAATACGCTGAGATTAATGCGTGGCGTAATGCGTAGGAAAACGGTAACTATCCGTTCACACTGAATGATCACCACTGGGACTGCGGTAAAGCGTCGCAGGACCGACTGTCGCCAGTAACGGCGGTGGCAAAACAGGGAACGCTACCACCAGGATTCTTCTGGACGGATGCAGATAACATCGATGTGCCAATGAGCGCAGACGAACTGATTAAACTCGAAGCCACTATGCAACAAAACATGGTACTGGTGGGTTTTAAAATCCACGAACGCCAGCGGCAGATGAAGGACGAAGTGAACAGTCTCATCAACGCACAGGCTGTACTGGGTTACGTGTTGGCTGGCCGGAAAACCGTTAAGGAATGTATTATGAGCTGCTTCACAACCCCGGCCATTCTTGAAATGCCTGGCCACTACCTTTGGCGTATACATGAATCTTTTGAATTTTACCTCAGCGACGACAACAGCGACGTAATCAGCGTACCAGCCGGATTTGTAACTGATCTCGCCACCGTGCCATGCATCTTCTGGTCAGTCATGCCGCCAGACGGCAAATACGCTAAAGCGGCAATAATCCACGACTACCTTTACGATAATGCGCTGCGCACGAAAAAAGAAGCCAATTTGATATTCTTGGACGGAATGACCGTGCTTGGCGCGCCGAAGTGGAAACGGATTGAGATGTATCTGGCGGTCAGGTGATTTGGCAGGGGAATGTATGGGAAAGAACGTAAATACTGTGAATGATTTGCCACAGATGACGAGATTAAACGGCTGGAAGCATGGGAACTCTACAGCGTAATGGTAAACAGGGTGGATACATCTGCCTCTCCTGGCCGGATAAACCAGCCAGTCTGTAGTCGTTACTGTGGTACTTTAATTATCCATGTATCACAAATTACTTGTTTACACGATAATTAATCACCTAGGTTAATAAAAGGTTGTTTCGTTTACCAGCATATTTTACCCACTGGTAGTTCTGGGATTGATATACCTGCCGGCCAGATTTTACACCACGGAAAGGAAATGCCCGGGAATCCTTTATTACCGCTTTCAGTGGCCATTGCAGATGAAGAAAATGTTATGGCTGATATAGCAAAAACCAGCGCTAACAATACACTGTTAAATTTATTCATAATATTATCCACATAGTTGAGAGTTATGCTGCCTTCTTAACTTTTACCGTAATCCTTTACCAGGATAAAGCAGAGGCGAAAATTTTTCTTGTCTGTCTACTGATTGTTAAGCAAGTATTTACTTTGAAATGGAATAATAAGTGTAGTAATTTCATTCTCTACAGAAAATTTACTTGTATCTGAATGAACTCGTGTAGATACCAGAACCAAATTAACGCCTAAAAAACTGCAAGTTAGTAGTATTACTGTGGTAATGCAGACCATCTGATTACTGTGAAGGTGGCCTCATCTGAAACGCCTGTTAAATCCAGCGTTTTAAGCTTCCTGATATAAGCCATCCATTTAGCCTGGCTGGCTTTATCGTCGTCACATCTTTCACTCCGCGCCAGTTCTGTTCGTCAGTCGGCAATGGTGCTTGTCAAAACTTTGTGGCGGCTACTCTGGATTTATCAGCCACTTTCTGGCAAGTATGATTCTGTTTTCATCAGATAACCAGCTATTTACAGCATCAAGAAGATACTGATTATCCTTCGCCATCATATAGACTTTATTACCGGCAGTGTCGGGGAGGATACTCCTGGTTGATACGCAGAAGACGCCTGGCTCTTTGTTCTGGTAATAAGTACCTTCGAGCAAGTCGGTAAACATGACATCAGCGCTGCGTTCACGAATCCTCTGCAGAGTGGCATCATTATCTTTTTCGCGAATAACATCTGCATACCTGATATGCTTGTCAACATAGTCCAGATTTGTACCACCTGGATTAACAACAATCCGCACGCCCTTACGGTCAATATCTTCAAGAGATTTGAAGTCATTAATCCTGTTACATTGCGTCAGCGCTATTTTCCCATTTTTAAGTACCGGAGAAGAAAGTGCGAACTGTTTTCTTCTGCCGGGAGTTTCTGTAATCCCTCCCATTGCGATATCAAATTTGTCTGCTGCCAGGTCAGTTGACAGTGTAGGCCAACTGCTAGGTACAAACAGGATATTCAGGTGCAGAGCTTTGCCCAGTGAATATGCCATATCAATATCAAAACCGATTAATTTATTTTGTTTGTTGTGAAATGCGAGGGGAGCATAGTCACCAGGCACCCCCACACGTAACTCTTTGCTTTCTTTAATCTCCTGCCAGGGTTTTGCCATCGCGGAATGAATACCTGAAAGTGACAACAAGATAACAAACATAAAATATACTTTTTTCATTACTCTTACCCTAATGTTTGATCAGTAGACTACAGATGAGATTGTCTTCTCTCCATTGCACCGGTAACCTATACTGGGCAGGGAATCCAATAATAGTGGTATATTAAACGGGAGATCCTCTCGCCACGATATACTATCCGCTATGAAGACCTGCTTCGGGTTAAGTGACAGCTTCAATTAAATTTTCACCCTGATTTTTCACATTTCTGATGTGATGGATTACCGCAGTCACGTTGTTTGCAAGAGCGTGCCTTGGTAGGCTGCCTGCTGTTTAGTCAGAACTGACTGTAATCGTGTTTATAGGTCGTACAGTTCACTATTGTGATGTAACGTCGTATGTTGATCAGCAGATCGTATGCTGACGATTTCAAAAGTACATAATTAAGTACATTTTTATATGTCACTTTTGTTTAATTCTATTTAATTCAGTTAGTTGAGTTTTTGCTTTCGTAATCGTTATTAAATAATAATCACAGGAACAATGGGCGCAGCCGGGCGCCTCATTAGGGCCGGAGTACCGTGACAGCAGGTAGCGATTATTTATGATGTTGGCGTTTCGACGTTGTACAGAAAATTTCCGGCGAGTAACATGCCTTTGATGCCATTCATGGGAAAATAACACTCCTTTAATCAGCCATAAGAGTTAATTATATAAACTTAAATGGATTTGTTAATTGAATTTCATCAAGATTAACTCTATATAAAAGATTTATTGTCTTTGTTATGGCGTCTATATATTCTGCGCTATTCATTATAGCAGTGTATTTATCGTATGCTTCGAAGCAATGATTTTCATTGATATATTCACTGCTATTGTTTTTATAAATTTCATATGACTCTTCCTTTTTGAAAATGCGCGCATCCAGCCAAGGGTCAAGTATATATTCCGATATTCCTTTTGAATCAGTAAAAGTCAAAAAAACGACCACATGATTCCCTCCTGACGCGCTATTATACATAAGGGATGTGCTTATTCTGGCATCAAATACATTATTTTTCGAAAATCCTATTCCGGTTAGTCTTTGTGGTATATATTTTGCAATAATCGCACCTAAAATTAGCGACATATCAGCACAGTTCCCTGTGTTATATTTTATTGAATCAATGGAAGAATATATTAGACTCAGAGATATTGGGTTTTCTGGTCTTTCAGCCATAGCTCTGTCAAAAGAGTTTGCTTTTATAGTTTGCAGAAATTTCTTGTGATGTTCTCTTTGTAAATTAAGAGCGTCGTATTTTTCCTGCGTATCAATTTTAAGCCTGTCAATTTGCATAGCATCATAACTGTCCGATTTCTTTATTATTGTTCTGACAAAAACGGTACATTCTGAAGCAGCATTAATAATACAGGAGGATAAATCAACTGAAGTACTCTGTTGGTTGTTACAGGCACTCACTCCAGTTGTGTCGAATTTTTCTGTAGCTACATGTCCAACATTTATAATCAATTACATTTCCCTGTATTCAAAATTAAGCGATATTCTTATGTCACGACAACCTAACAGGGACTGACTACAAAGATCTTTAAAGAAACGTTCATTATTGTATCTATTGATGAACTCCCTTCAGATTTAGAGGTTGTGCCCATGGTCGAAAAGCTCCTCTACGCTCATATACTTAACTTATCGGGGACATGGTAGGTTAGGATGTGAAAACACAGGGACAGTTACTGTCACTGCGAAGGCAGCAATAAGGAGGCCTATCCTGTACGAACTGTGGAAAACTATATCTTGTTCACGATCACCTGCATCGTTGACGATGCGCGATCCTGGAGGTTTGACGACTGCCCGGTATGATCGGTGCCGCAGCCACGTCGTATGCAGGAACGGCCTGCGGCAAACTGGCGATCGTTCGATAGTGCGAATATTGAATGGTTGCCAGTCGCGGCGGATTCTACTGGTTAAGAATGGCTAATCAATGTGTTTAATCTGAAACCAGGCATCTGTTCAACTTTTCGTGATCGCTTTTGTTGGCATCACTATTAAGCCTTCGTCTACATGGGCATTTGGCATCGGGAGGCCACCAGTGGAAGAGGTCGAGTGATATATTGGGCAGTGAGTTTGATTGGTCGGGGGAGTTATACGCAAAATGGTTCGAAATATGTCAGAATTAAAACGTAAAAAGTGATAACTAATTGAATCTATTAGAATCAAAAATAACGTATTCTAATCGTTAAAATCACTTAATTAATATGTAACATTATGAATTTAAAGAGAAAGATCAATTGTTGCCGTAAACAGGAATCGTATTCGGTCTCTTTTTATTTAGATTATAAATCAATGGGTTATGTGTTTCCCCTCGAAATTCCTCGAAATTTCCTCGAATTTCTGTATTCCGGTCTTTTTGGTTATATCACATCCAAATCCAGTTTAACATTTCTTTTACAACAAAATCAGAGCATCACGTAAGCTTTATTATCGCGTTCATCGAGATAGAGTTTCGTGGTGTTCTCTGATGTGTGGCCCAGGAGTTTTTGGGCGAACACCTCGCCGTGCTCGTTTTTGTACAGCCGCCCGGCCAGACTTCGGATCTCGTGAAATGTCGGTGGATTATTGCTGAAGTTAACACCGGAGGCTTTTCTTGCTTTTACAAATGTCTTTGTCAATCCATCCGGATGAATATTCCCGGTCGGGCTATTTTTCCTGATTCCGGCACTGATCATGAAATCAGTGCGGCTTACAAGTCGGCAGCGATCGATTACCGTTCCCAGACGTAACCCCGTCGCCCGAAGTGTCAGGGAGAGGGGAATGGCTATTTTCATTCCGGTTTTAATCTGAGTGACGTATAAGCGGTTGTCAAAAACATCACTAAATTTCATATTTACGATATCCTCCCTACGTTGACCAGTAACGAGCGCTAAATCCATCGCGAAAGGGAACCATGCAGGCATATGCTCTGCTGCCGCTCGTGTGGCGTTATACGTTTCCAGTTGCAGGCGTTCCCTGGCCACCTTAATCTCTGGTATCCGGGTTGCTTCCACCGGGTTTTTCACAATATGCCCTTCGACAATAGCCTCTCTGAACATGTCAGATAGAACTGATCTCATTGCTCCCGCCATAGTGTTTTTTCCCTCGGTTATCCACGACTCAAGAAACTTGGCAATGTGCCGGGTTGTTACTTCTGCCAGTATTATTTCTCCCATTTTTTCGCGTACGGTCGCTAATTGATTACTGCGAATCTTGTAGGTATTAACCGACAGATTCCGGCGCTGTAATAAAACCTCATAGCGATCAATCCATGCGGACACAGTGAATGAGTCCGTTCCTTTTAGTTTTTCAATAAGCGCCACTGGCGTGTGGTTTTGCGCTATGAAGTTGTACCTGATCCACCGTCCGTTGTAATTTCCTGTCCTGTATCGCCAGCCGTTTCCTGCTGGTTGCTCTCTTTCGGCGTTTCTCCATCTCTTTCTGTTCTGGCTTCCGTTTTTTCGGTCTGGTTTGAGGGGGGCAGGAATAGCGCTGATACATCGAAAGTCCCGTCCGCGTTTCTGGTGACAGCCTCCGGCTCTGCTGCTGGTTGTTTTCCCTCCGGCACCACTTCTTCTTTTTCACCCTGATTTGAGGCGCTGTAATTGTTATGAACCCACCTCGGATCGTTCGGGTCGCTGATGTCTTCGACATATTCACCGCGCGCGGCTGCCAGTTGTTTACCAACATCAACCGGGTTTTTGGGTGGAATGTTTTTACGTGCTTCGTGCAGTTCTGCCCGTATTTTCTGGTAGCCTGCTTCTGTCTGGCTTACAGGTGGTTCATTCTCCAGCGGCTGTGGGTCCGGATGATGTTCAGTTGTGTCCTGTTCCACTGCTTCAGGCGTTGCTGGTTCATCTGCCAGTTCGCCTGTCGGTTGCTGTTTTTCTTCATCACACTGAAATCTCCCTGCCTCAATATCCCGCAGACATTTGCCCGCCTGACGAAGCCTTGCTGCATTTTCTTCATGGGTTGTTGGGGTGTTATCAGGCACATATTCGTACCAGTCCGGATCGCGAACGCCATGAACGGCAAGAAAGCTTTCGCACCACGTTCGGCGAAGATCAGGATTACCGGGCTGGAGAATTACACCAGATGTGGCGTTGCACTGAAACTGGATCTAGTGGCGAATCCAGGACAGCTTGAGCTAGAACGTCATGCCGCCCGATCCGCAGCGTGGCTTTTTGTGACTAAAGGGTGTCTGAAATATTCCGGCGACCTGGTACGTGTTACGCAGATCATCAACGGAGGGTAGAACGGCATCGGTGATCGGCGGGAGCGCTTTGAGAAAGCAAAATCGGTGCTGGTATGAATCTGTTATCTGCTCTTCTGAAAAGATACTGGTTGCAGCTGGTGTTTATTTTGCTGATGGCTGGTGCGTTTATCGCCGGTAATGTCTGGAGTGACAGGGGCTGGCAAAAAAAATGGGCAGATCGCGACAGCGCTGAATCCTCTCAGGAAGTCAACGCCCAGACCGCCGCCCGTATTATTGAACAGGGCCGCGTTATTGCCCGTGATGAGGCTGTGAAAGATGCACAAGCGCAAGCCGCTAAATCTGCTGCCACTGCTGCTGGCCTGTCTGCCACTGTTAGCCAGCTGCGTACCGAAGCAAAAAAACTTGCCACCCGCCTGGACGCCGCAAAGCACACCGCAAATCTTGCCGCTGCCGTCAGAAGCAAAACAACCAACGCCGACGCCAGAATGCTTGCCAACATGCTCGGAGATATTGCAGAAGCAGCTAAACATTATGCTGGAATCGCTGACGAGCGCTACCGGGCAGGAATGACGTGTGAACGAGTATATGATTCGGTGAGAGAGTCAAATAATTACAGGAGGCATTGAAACTCCCCCTGTAATATTGCTGTAAAAAAGTGACTACATATCATCAGATGGAACCAGATGAATAAGAACAGGTTTTTCACCAGATGAAACTGATAAGTACTCACTCAGTTTTGATATAGCTGAAATCTGTCTGAATAACCTGTCGGGGTGCTGGAATAACAACTTTCCGGAAATTCTTCTGCAATGGATTTTACTTTTAGTGACCATTCGCCTCCTTATCTGTAGAGGTGGGTAACGAATTTAAAAAGCATTCTGCTTACTTAGGGGGAACATCCTGATGACTGCCTGCAATATTGCAAATTCCATTTTCATTGTATGAACCACCTGAATCAAGGCACTCATCTTCCATCAGGAATTTCTGCGACCACATACCTGCATAAAAAACGATAATAATGGCTACGATAATAGTGATGATATTTTTCATTTATGTTCTCTGTGTGTTGTTATTGAAAATGATAATCAATATCGCAAAATGAAATAAATAATCATTAAGTGGTAGTTGTTGATAATTGTTCGCATTTTAAAAAGGTACTCCCGGCGGGGCGGCCTGCCACGGGGCGGCAGCGGCGCGGGATTTGGCGCATTTTTGATTTTTCATGCATCATCATCATGTTGTAACTCTCTGTTTTAATGTAATTTATTTTTAAAAGATGATGGTTTGTATGTTTTTTGTTCATTATATTTTGTTTTTCCGGGGGAGGGCGCGCTAAGAAACAGCCCCAGAGGTAAAAATGGACGGCGAACTGAAGAACCTCAAATGCAATATCAGTCAGCTTGCCGCTATTACAGGGTTACATCGACAGACGGTTGTCAGTCGCCTCTCGGGCGTTCCCCTGGCACTGGGAAGCAATGAAAAAAACAAGCTGTATCTCCTGACGGATGTGATCCGCGTACTGATGGAAACGCCCGTTTCCCAGGCTGCTGAACATCAGGACCCGAATAAAATGACTCCAAAAGAGCGTAAGAACTGGTTTGACTCCGAAAAGGGGCGTTAATACCACGGGCAATCATACTAACCAGTTCGGCGGTTATATCAATTCATACTGGGGAGATTCCAATCACACTTCATTTCAGCTAGGAGGTGGTGCGTGGACACAGGCCGCTGGCGACCATGCGCATACAGTTTATATCGGAGGACACGAGCACACCATGTATATCGGTCCACACGGACACGTCGTTATTGTGGACGCAGACGGTAATGCGGAAACCTTTGGTCTTATGGACGGCGGTGTGGATGCTGCTATTACGGCATATTTCGGGTCGCAATTACAGGAACGGGTACAGCAAAATATCATCCGTGAATACCTGGGGGAACAGCCCGTCGGCACCGCCTTTGTTATTGAAACGGGTAACAGTAAACATCCGTGGCTGGTTCCCGCCCCGACGATGCGCGTTCCGCTGATTATTGACGGCACCGACGCGGTTTATAATGCAACACGGGCTGCGTTACTGGCAATTTTTCAGCACAATAAAAGCGCCGGAGAAGACCGGAAAATTACATCTGTTGCATTACCTGCAATGGGGGCCGGATGTGGTCAGGTCCCCCCCGGACAGCGTCGCCCGGCAAATTGTACTGATATAGCCCCTCCTGATATTCCCTCCAGTCATATTGCTGTTTTTGACGCTGAAACCCAAACGTGGAGTCTGCAGGAGGATCACCGCGGCGAGACGGTTTACGACACAACAACCGGCAATCAGGTTTATATCTCCGATCTTGGTCCGCTACCTGAAAACGTCACATCAGTTTCACCAGGTGGTGGATACAAAAAATGGGATAGTAAGGCTCAGGTCTGGATGAATGATGAAGCTGCGGAGGCCGCAGCCAGACTTCGTGAAGCTGAAGGAACGAAAAACAGACTCCTGCAAATAGCGTCTGAAAAAATCGCGCCGTTACAGGATGCAGTGGATCTGGACGAAGCAACCAATAAAGAAAAAGCTTCTCTTCTGGCATGGAGAAAGTACCGGGTACAGGTAAACCGTGTTGATACTTTAAAGCCTGTCTGGCCGGAGAAACCAGCCAGTAGTTTATAATTTGTCAGGAAAGCTCAGGCCTTATTTATAGCAAATATGAAGAAGGCCTGTCTGTCATAACTGATATGGTTACTGGCTAGTATATTAAATTTATACTCAATAACCTCTACACATTTTAAACCAATCTTCAGGGAAGGGTATGCCAGCAGGCCAAAGATTACACCACTTTTGAGGCATTGGCTTAATTGTTTCTTCTTTTTTATGATCTTGAGAGTCTGCCGCTATTGTAAGAGCAGGATATAGTGAAGATGGTAATATTAAAACCATTGCTAAAAATACGCTCTTGACGTGTTTCATAATATGTTACCTGTTAAATTGTGGCACACTATCCTTACGGTTACAGCATCCTTTACTATAGATATTAAACGTTATTCATTACCATCAGGTGAGTAAATAAAAACCATTTATAAAATATTTAACTTAAATAAAAATGATAAGCACTATTATATTTTATTTCCAATGTAAATTAATTCATGTGAAAGTGATTTCATGTGCTTTTCAAATCATGGCTGGCTCGCTCCCCCGGAGGAACAGGCCAGTTAACATTATCAGGAGTGTTTGTTATATCAATCAACTTCACTTCATTCTTGTAAGCCAGCCACACTAACAGTTTTGATCCTGTCCGCGTATTGTGGACACAGCCTTAAGCGAGGTTCTGGTTTTCAAATTGTTCCGGACTGAGATCGCCGCAGACCCTGATGGCGCAGGCTGGACGCTATCGTTTTTACATTGTACCTCAGGCCCCAGGTTCACTTCCTCAGCAAGCCGGGGCGCACCGTAGCGCTGTTTTGCCTGGCTGAAGGCCTCTCTTACGACATTGTCGCACTCTTGGCGGAACTGCTGGTGGGTATTAACGACTGTGCGCCTTGTTTGCCAATGCCGATTCCGAACTCATTCTGACGCCGATCATCATTGCCGTGTTGCTCGCGCCTGGTTTCAGCAAAAGCACCACGCTGGCTATACTGCAT